AAACAATTCAACAGTTCTGGCCCCTGTCCCTGCCGATGTATCATTGGCAGAACTACTTGAAACCTTTAAAACAGAGGCCGCAGATAAGTATGAGTATAAACCGCCTTGTTGCCATATAGTTTCTGTTACATTTGCAACTGCCGCATTGTTACCAAACTTGTAAACTGCCTCGTGATAAGCAACCTGCCCACGAGCAACTTGAAGCTCAAACGGCTCGCTAGTACCGACTCTGGATATAGAACTTACTTCACGAGCCATAATTTACCCCCTAACTATAGAAAATAGTCATAGCCGTGACGTTTGTCGCAACAGAAACATACAGATCATTGGTAAACAAAACACCCTCGTCCGGAATGTTCACAGAGTGTGAATCCGATGCTAAAAAGTCGATGTCGAGAACAGTTGCGCCCCCGTTACCGTCTGTCAAAGTCAAACGACCCGCGCCAGCGCCTGTCAAAACCTGCACCTGACGAAGACGGTTGCGACCAATACTAGCCGCTCCTGTCCCAGTCAGACGTTTTGTTTTTACGTCTGAATTAGCCATTATTTGCTCTCCGCTTTCTTCGTTGTTTTCTTAGCAACTTTTTTGGGAGCAGCTTTTTTTACAGGTTTTTCCACCCACGCCTCGTTGACGTCTGGCGTCGAAGGATCATCAGCCTTCAAAGTGCCGTCGTCATTACGTGCGCGAACTTTTTCGACCTTAATGCCGCGAGCTGCTAGTTCTTCATCAGAAGGTGGACGAAACCGATTACTCATGTTTCACCCCCTTACGCTGAAGCGGTAGCGCCAGTATCTACACGAATCCAGTTGGAACCGTCAGAAAACACTAAGTTGCCAGTGCCGTTACCGGTTGTTTCAGAAGCTTTTAACGCGTCAGAAGCATAAAGAACGGTGCCCGCACCCGCTGAAGCAGCGGCAGGAAGTGTAGCAACAGTGTATGATGGAACTTTGATGTCGCCGACAAAACCATTTGTGGATGTCACTGGACCATTAAAGGTAGTTGATGCCATGGTATATTACCCCTTGCACAAGGTTTCGCCTCGTAGTCTGTGCAACGTCAGGAGGGCAGATACCTGTCTACGAAGCTAATATGTTACGCCCTGCCAAAACTATAGCCCAGCTTTAAACAAAAAGAAAGGGGCCACATAAGTGGCCCCTAGTTTGTATTCAGGGAGGTGGTTTATGAAAAAAAAACCAATTCCCTTATAACACAAATTACGCTGCGCCGGGAGTCCCGAATACACAACGCCAGTCAGAAACGCCGAAGCTGTAACGCTCACGCGCTTTAAAGCGCATGTTACCGGTGTCAAAATCACCTTCCATTGCCGTTTTAATTGGCGAACGGTTGAAATATTTGAAGCCGTTTGGAGCGTCAGTCTTAATGAAGAATGCGTCTGTGTCTGTTAGGAAGTGGTTAACCACTGCACCTTCAGGCAACATACCCATTGCTTTCATCGCGTTCAGATCGTTGTCCGCTGTACCAGAGCGCAGGTTCGAGTTGATAACTCGCTCTGCGATGAACTGAAGCTCTTTCGGGATGATTAGCTTCATACCGCGAACCGCAATCTTTAGACCACGTTCGTCTGTCAAACCTGCGATATCAATCAACATCTGCTCAAGCGAAGTTTCGTTCAAGTCAGCCGCTGTTGTTAGCAGGTTGCGCTGGTTACCCGATAGAGATGGGTGTGCGCTTGAGCAAAGTGCTGCACCGTCGCCGACTGGGCTGCTTGTGCTGAACGCGTTGTTCAGGATAGACGCAGCTTTAATCTGCTTGGTCTGCGCCATAGAGCGAGCCAATGCTTTGGTGTAGCGTGATGCAAGACGATCATAAAGGTTATCTTCGATAGCCTCCTCAGTGATCGAAAACGCCAACGCGATGGTTTCGTGTGTGTAACGAGCTGTGTAGGTTTCCTGCGCCTCGTCAAAACTGATGGCTCCGCCTTCAGATTTTGTCGGTGCTGTAGAAAAGCCCCCAAGCATAACTTCTTCTTCGAATGCACGGTCAGATGACTCTTCTTCGAAAACTTCAGAATGCTCATTCTCGTAACGGTTATATTCAAGGCCGAACAAGGCATTAAGGCCGGGTTCCAGCTCTTTCGCTAATTGTGCGCGAGAGATAGCCATTGATTAAGCCCTCCTTACAAGCCTGTGGAATCCGCGGTGGTTTGAGAATCAAACCGGCGAGTTCCAGCGTTAAAGTGTGCGTTCAGACGAACGATAAGCGGAATACCAGCGGCTGTATAGTCGCTGTTTGCTTCGTCATCCATGATGCCAACGATACGAAGAGGCAATGTTGCCGTCACCGCAATTGACGAAACACTCAATGCAGAGTTTGACGAACCCGTATTGGTAGAACCAGTACGAGCTGACGTACCTAGAGACGCGTTAGCGAATACACCTGCCAAAGCAGTTGCGCGGTCAGTCAGAGAAGCGTCAGACGCTACTTTAAAGAGTTGGTTAGGGTTGTCAGCTACAAACGCCTTGACAGGGTAGTTTGTGTCTACGCTGACTGAACCTGAACCGGGCCAGTAGTTTAGCCATACAGGTTTTTTCTGTACGGAATCATGATACTCCACACCCATCAGGACACCAAGCGCCTGCGTAGTACCACCGTTTGTGGCACCAGCATAGTCGATAACGCCGCTCGCAGTTGGAACAACGATACCGTACTGGTAAATCGCATTGGTGTTGTTAGAAGCGATCTCATACTGGGTTACACCAGTTGAGTTTGCACCGCTGCCAACAAGCCCGATAGGACGAAGACCGTAGGCTGTCGATTGGTTAGCCATTGTTTCTTTCTCCTATTGGGGTAGCCCTATCTTTTGGGGCCACCGAAGGTTACACGAGATTGACGGTCAGGCTTGCTGATCGTCATGGTTGAATGTGCATTCTCGCGCATCATGTCAGAATCAACAGCTTGCATTTGGTCCTGATTGCGTTGTGCAAAATATTCAGAACGCTCTGCTACAGTTTCCTCTGGAATACGAGCGAGAAGCAGTCCGCCTACTCCAAACACACCTTGGTATTTACCTGAATCGACAACTGGCGCTTCAAAATCAGGATACTCGTCCTTACGAACCAGTTCCCAACCTTCGCGCATTTTCGCACTAATGTTCTTCGTGTCATCAAAACCACGCGTTTCCGCGCGAATCCAACGATGCTTGAAGCCATCAGGGGCAGGCGGTGCATCTAACATTGACGGGGGAGCCCAAGGCTTACGAACGGCCTGTTTCTCCCGGGTTTGGTTAGCGCGAGAAGTTCGATTTATACTTTGTTCAGTCATGCTCTTACTCCTTCACGTATTTCGCATATTCTTCTAGCGGCACACCCAATTTCTTCGCAATAGCGACTTGGCTCGGGGTGAGTCGAACCTTTTTCCCACTGCGCCCAGTATTTGAAGTTCTCGAAGCACCAACAACCGTCTGAGCGGCACGTTTATTGGCACTTTTCCCACCATTTCCGAACTTGTCGGATATACGGCGGTCGAGTTCAGTATAGTAGTCATCGCTCTGTGGGTCAAATCCTTCGTCTTCGACGAGCTTTTTGTGTATCCCAAAAGCGGCATAGGTCATGGCTTCGTCTTGACCAAACCATGAGTTTTTCAACGCCCACTGTTCCGCCTTTGGATCAGGCCGACGCGGTTGTTGTGCAGGCATTGGTTGTTGCGCGGGCTGTCGCGCCGCAGCTTGCTGTTGCTGCGCATAACGCTCTTGCTGTACTTTAGCTTGCTGCGCACGGTCTGCTTGAATAGCCAAATTTGTCAGCTTACGCTGCGCTTCTACCGTTTTCTTAGAATCTCCAACCTCAATAGCACGAGCCAACTCGTTTTCAGCTTGCTGGATTTCAGTATTAACGCGGTTGGTGTACTCATTAACATAGTTTGTATCCATGCTGCTCATGCGCTGCTTGAGCGTTTGAGCCTCAGTCTGTACAGCTTGCGCGTATTTAAGGGCTTCCTGCTCACGGCGTTCAGCTTCGCGCATTTTTTTTGTCAAACGGTCAATACGCTTTTGCGTAGCATTTTCCGCCCGACGGAAATTCTCATCGGAGCCACCATCGTCTTCAGCTTCAGCGCCTTGCGCCTCTACCTCAACTTCGGTTTCCTCTCCTTCAAAATCAAGTTCTACCTGATCTTCGTCTCTTACTTCGTTCATGATGCACCTTTATAAATGATGGATGTCTTCTGGGTCCAGAATTTGAGCCAATATCTCGTCATCGTTGAGAATACGGACTTCTCCGCCATCGATCTGAAAGCGCGAACCAGCATAGCGAGCAAACATTACCCACTGCTTTTCTTCACACCACGGACCGGACGGAAACTTTTCGGTGTCTTTGTATGCCAAAGGACCGACTTTTAGGACATATCCTACCTGCGTGGAAATGTTGCTTTTCTCCTGCACTTCGCTTGGAATGTAAATTCCGCCCGCAGTTTTAGCTTTTCCTTGGTAGGGGAGGATCAAGATACGCCAACCAGTCGGGTTGGGCATACGATCCAGAAGACTTGCGCCAATCGCATCAGGATTAAGACGAGGTTTTTCGACGTAAGCGTCGGCGATACTGAGCTTTTCTGGCTCGTTATCGGTGGTTTTTGCCATTGCAGCTACGCCTTCGGCGGCAGCCTTTAAGTCAATTTTTGCTGACTCAGTCATCAGATAGCTCCTGTTTATCTAGCAGGCCCTTGAGTTCCTGTTCCACGTGATTTAGGCATTCAAGGTTGCCCATAAGCTCACGATAATGCTCCATAGACTTTACGTTTCCATTAATCATAAAGTCCTGACAGCCTTGGCGGCGTTCACGGATAATCCGAAACACCGCCTCGGCTATATATATTTCATTCATCCAGCCCTCGCATATTATCGAACATTATTCGATAACATCCTAGCATCTCTTATATGCTTACATCAACCACTTATAAATTTTTTTGGTTTTGTCCAAGCGATCATCAAGGCCGTGAGTGCCGCCGTTCACACGACGTGTGATTTCAGTAATGACGTCGTCGTTTACCCCTTTGTCTGCGATCTTAAACAAGCCGTTACGCTGAAAAAACCAAAAGGCGCTTTCAAAAGCATATTCTGTAGCCACCAAATCAGGGTCTTTCATAACGTCTGGTAAGCGCATTTCCGCCGCAAACTTACGGTAATTTGTCCGACCGGTGCATTGTAAAAATCCACGGCCTCGCCAGCGCCAGCCATCGCCATCTTCGGTATTACCAAGAGCGCCACCTTTTGATCTGTTTTTATCCATATAAACGTAATTGGCGATCTTCTCTGGATTACGTGCGTAATCTGCGGCATTTTCTTTGCCTTCGCCAAAGTAACGACGGAACACACGGTTTAAAGCGTCTTCCGAATAGTTAAGGTTTTCTTCGGTTAGTTTGAAAAAACCGCTTTCGTGAGCAGACTGTCCAAGTAAGTGCGCTGCGCGTTCCGGCGACAATTCGTACTGTTTTGCAATAGCTTTCGCCGTGTTTGGGCCAAAAGCACCGTCCGGTGTCGCCCCACAACGAGCTTGCAAAGCTTTCATTGCTGCGCTCATTTCATATCTCCCTTCATATCAAGCATTCCCTCGTGGTCACGATTGATGTATTTGAGTTCGTTTTCTAGTAGCGCGACGCGTTGTTGAAGTGTAGTAATTGCTTTTATCGTAGAAGCAAGCTGTTCATGGTCTTCCCAAATTTCTTCGGTTTCATTCCACAGATACTCAATCTCCATAAACGCGTCTTTGACGTCACGCTTCAAATTGACGTTATCTTCAATAGCCATCTTAGACCCAAGTTGGCTAACAGTTTCTTCTAAACTTGCAACAGTTGCGGCCTGTTGTGATACCCACCAGACACCGCCAGCAAGTTGCACAGCCATCGCCGCCACAAGAGCTATAGGTACTTTAAGGTTATCCATTATTTTTTACCGCCAAAGAATTTGGTAGCTGACCTTACGGCAAAGCTACTAGCTACGATTACACCCAACGTATATTGATACCACTCCGGCATCTGCTCCAAAGCTGCAAAGCCTTCTGCTACCGTGGTGCGGCCCCAATCTCCTGTAAAACAGAGAATTAACGGGATCGAAAAGAGTAGAACGAGGTATTCGTCTTTCCACGAGTTCATGGTGCCCTGCGCCATGATCTTTTCCCACTCCGCCTCAGACGTAGCGGCAGACTTCATTATGGTCGCTTTCGCTTCCGCCTCCACGAGCTTTAGGTTAGCCGCCGCTGCTTGTGCGTCTGCTTTACCCTTGAGCCAGCCCCCCGCCAGCTCAGTTAGAGGTCCGATTAGAGCCTGTAGCATTCTTAGCCTCCATTGCGTTAAATCCAAAATATGCTGCGGTTACACCCGAAACAGACACCACATAAACCGCCGCAATGTCCGCAATCAAAGTCGCTGCGTCATTCAAGCCCATCAAAGAGGAAAATAAAATTACGAGGGGATATAAAACCATGCCCGATAGGGCAAACCAAGTCATGTTTCGTTGCGCATCACGCTTTGCGTCCGCGTCTTCCATTCTACGACGACGGTCTTCCAGCATGATCTCCCGTTCATCTGGATCGATTTTACCGTTGCCGTTTAAGTCATAGTCTTCCTTAGTCATCCAAGTACCTTTCGGCTATACGCTTATGCGTGGTCAGTATAATGATTTTTCCGTTTTTGTCATATACAACATATTGACCCAGCTTATTCGAGCGTAACTTGGAGGCAGAAAAGCCCGGAGTTTTGGTGTTTTCTGAGGACTTTTGCTTCTGCTTTTTGGTCATAACATGCGTCTTCAGTAGGAAATGTACCTAATTGATAATACTCCATGTTGCCGTTTAAAAGATGTATCCAGACCAAAACCCACATTACCAACGACCTTGATTTTTACCAATCACCCAAATGACGAAACTCATAATGACGATGCCTATCGCTGCGGCTAAAATACCCACGATCCACTCAATAATTTTGCGTTTCAACTCTTCTTTACGATAAAGCTCTTCTTTGCGCTGCTTACGCATTTTAGCCTCAATAGACAGCACTTCTTCCCAAGCAGACGGCCCATAGTGCCAGCTAATATAGCTTTTTATCTCCTTGCGCATATTTTCCATTTTCTTTTTCTGCGCAAATATCTCTAAAGCAGTCTCCTCATCCGAACCTTTAAAGGAATACCACGGAGGATTCTTACTTTTCTCTTCTGCGTAGTTAAAATCGGAAAACGCCTTACCCCATTGGGAAAGCTGACCTGTCATGTCTTGGAGGTCGCGGCCCACAGATATGCCATGCTTAATCGCGTTAAACGCGCTCGTGGCAATTCCTGCCGCTGTAATGGGATCAATCATAAAAAGCTACTCCCGTAAGACAGGAATAACTTATCACAAAATTACATAACTTAGAACACGCCTTGAAACCGCTGCGGTCGGGCAATCGGGCTAAAACCCTTCACCACGCCACCTCGCGCCATACGCGTTGCCTTGTCTTCGCCAGCTTTAGACAGAGCAATCGCCACCGCTTGGTTCTGCGGATAGCCCTCATCCTTTAGCTTAGAGATGTTGCTGCTTATCGTTTTCTGGCTTTTACCCTTTTTCAAAGGCATCTTAGCAACCCATGTGCATGGTGCCTTTAATTGCAGCACCCGTACCACGCGTTTTTACCTTGCGCATCTTGTCGCCAGCCATCGGAGCAGGCTTTTGCTTGCCAACCATCTCTGGCTTTGGAGCATCCTTCGGCGCAGAGCCGTTCACTTTTACTTTACGATTTTTCATTGTGGAGTTCCTCTGTTGTTACGTTGTTTAAGCAGCTCGCGCTCCATAGCCGACTGAATACGAGCTTGCGTCTGACGCTCCTGAGAAGACAACCGCTGTTGGAACTGATTCGCCCGCATCTGCTGGTTCTGTGCATCCAACTGCAACTTCGCCTGATCGATCTGATCGTCCGCCTGCGCCTCTTGTGCGCGTTGCTGCAATTCCGCTTCCTTGAGCTGTACCAAAGGATCGGGGGCCCCGGCTCCTGACAACTCGGCAGACATCTGCTTGACCTGCTGCAAGCCCTCCGCAACAAACTGAGCCGTAAGCTGCTCCAATTGTAACATTTGTTCGTCCGCAGCCATCGGACCGCCTTGTTGCTGCATCATCTGCATCATTTGCTGTTGAGCCTGCTCCTTCGCAGCAATCTGCACATGCTCCATAACGTGTTTCTGCAAATTAATCGCCAAAGGCGGCATCTGAGAAACCATCGGTGTCGAACCAAATACCAAGTGTGCCGTAATGTGCGCCTGATGGTTCTGACCCTCAAACGCCGTCAACGGCAACTGATCCAACGCATTGATGTTTTCCTGCGCCGGATCAAGAGGCTCCGGTATCTCCGCAGGCGTCGCCTTCATCAAACGATCAATATCGCTAACACCCAAAGCCTCATACATGTCACGGAATACCTCGTGCATGTTGTGTATCTCAGGGGCTTGGGCCGCGAGCTGTAATTTGGTCTGCGCGAGCATAATACGCTGCGACTGACTAAATACATTCGGATTGCTAACCGGTATTACATCCACACGATCATCAAAATCCTGCGCCATAATCGTCTGATCGCCACCCGCAATCGAATACGGATACTCCTGCGGCAAACTCTCCGACATCACACGAGCTAGTATCTTAAACTCCTGACGCATCGCATAGTGCAATCTCTTATGCACTGCGCTCATGACCCGCGAGCCTTGTTCCATCATCGCAATGGTCGTGCCAACAGGTGCCTGTTGATTGCCGTCACCAACCTTCAAATCAGTGATCGTCGCAAATCTCTGCCCAGCCTGAACCACAAAACCCAACAAATTAAACAGTGTCTGGTCCGGACCCTTAAATGGCAGCGGCATTAGGCTGTCACGAATAGCCCCTCCGGGTGCGTCCACGTCTCTGAACTCACCGGGCTGCAACGGATCATCGTCATCCCTGATCCGTAGTCCACGGGCCTTGAAACCCGCTGGGAGATTGGACAACGTACCAGCATCGATCAACTGTCGCAGTGCCGCCGTGGCAGTTCGTGACAAACCGCCAATGGTATGGATAAGACCCAAGCCGTAAAAGCCAAAACCGGGCAAGAATTTAAAGTGCGTAAAGTACGCAATCTTCTTCTTTAACTCGTCCTCTTCGCGGTAATTCCGACGAATAGACAAAATCTGACCATTATCCAGCGACATTGTGACAATGTAAGGGACCCGAATACCTGTTGGTTCGCCCTCATCGTCAAGCTCTTCATACCCCTCAAGGTCCAAATCAACGTGGCACTCAAGGATTGTACAGTCATAATCAATCTGAGAAGGCTCAATACCGTCAATCCGGTCAATAGCATCCTCAACTTCATTCAATTCCCGCTGCGCAGGAATAACTTCAACGTCCAAATAAACGCCCGCCAACTGACGCTTGCGCAAATCATTCAACGGCATACGCACAACTTGCGTAATATTAGGACATGTTTCGAGGTCCGCGGTTTCATATGGAACAACCAAGTTCTCCGCAGGGACAAACTTGGATACCGCACGACCTAGCGTCTCGTCATAATAAGTCTTCTTAAACGTCGAACCAGCAAGCGGCAGATAGAACAACATTTGGTCCATATCTGGCGTGTATTCCTCCATCACATTCGTGATGTAGTAGTTCATAAACGTTCTTACGCGCTGCGACTGAGCAACCTTGGCGCTCGTCTCGTCGCCCATAACAACAGTACGGACAGGACCCGCAGGAGGTAACAATTCATTAAACGCCTGCGCCTGAAACTGCGTCGCAGCTTCCGCCAATAACGGATGAGTCACACCAGAGGCTCCACGGAATGGCTGCGTCCGCTCCTCATAGTTAAAGCCCAAAAGCTCCAAACCATCCTTATACGCGTCTTCCCAATCCTGACGGCTTGCCTTGTTAGCGTCGTACTCGTCCAACAACTCACCAGCAATCCTTGCCAGCTCACGGTCCGGCATCTCTTCCGCCAAGTTAGCATAAAAATCGTCATTCACGCCGCGCTGATCCTGCGGCTCAAAGTCAATCTCTACCCCACCGTCCTCAGTCGGGTTAATTCCAATCTCACCGACGTTCTCAGCCTGAATCATCGCCATAACGTCATTCTGTGCCTGCGGCAGCTCAATCTCCAGCTCCGCCCGCAACTCATCTTCGTTGAGCTGAGTAGGAACCGCAGTCTCCATCAAACTGCTCTGGTATCCATTACGTGGTTCAGCCATCCGCCGCCTTTCCAAAACTAATAATACATCCGCACTCTAGCAGAGTTTTGCTCATCTTCCCAGTCATCTGTTGGTAACTGCACAAAATTTCCTTGCCTATATCGCATAAGTGCCTGCGTCATGCTGTCAACCAAGTCGTCATGCTCACCATTCGGAAATGCAGCAACCTCCTCAACCAACTCATCCGCCCAAGTCTCGTCGGGGACCCAAACCATCCCCGCCTCAAACAAGGGCGACACACTGTGAACCCGCGTCACCTTGTCATTACCTCGACTCGGCGTGAAATTCACAACCGGTATACCCATGTTCCGCAATTCATGCGTCAAAGGCATACCACTCGCCTTCGCTTCAATTATCACAGTATCCGGTTCCCAAAAATTGTAAAGGTCCAAGGCGCACTGCTTCAATTCCGGGAAATCCCATCTTCCCTTCTTACTGTCCAAAAGTATCAAGTTAGGACCCGAACCACCTTCATTCGGATAGAATACCCCCCACGTTGTGATAGCCGAGTAGTCGCTCGTCTCCCGCTTGCTAAACGCCGTATCGTAACTCTGGATAACATACTCCAACTGAGGGACCGTATCCCGCTCCCAAGTCCGCCACCACTCACGCTTAATGATCGCGTTCTCCTCACCAGTAGGATTTTGCTGATACTGCGCGTTCCACTTACTCGGAGGAATAGATGCGCGGACCGCGGTCAAATCCTCAAGGCTCCAAAACTCAGGCCAACACGGAGTCCCATCATCAAAAATTGCCGGTAACTCAACAACCTCCCACTGATCCGCCAACGGGTCCTTTGCCATCGCCCTCAATAACTGCCCCGTCATGTCCTTCTCAGACCACCTAGTCTGAACCAAAACAATGCTCCCACCCGGCTGCAAACGCTGACGAGGTCCACCCGTGTACCAATCCCAAGCATCATCAAAACCACTATTGCTCATAGCAGTCTGCTCCGAATGTGGGTCGTCAATAATCACCAAGTCACCACCACGACCAGCCAAGTTACTCCCAACACCAACAGCGTAATACATACCACCCTTGTTCGTGTCCCATCGACCACTCGCCTTACTGTCCGCAGCCAGCTTAACCTCCGGGAATATCTCACGATACTCGTCGCTCTCAATCAAATTCTTCGTCTTACGACCAAAATTTACCGCCAGCTCAGTCGTGTGCGTCGCCTGAATGATCTTCTTGTTCGGCATACGGCCCATGAACCACGCAGGAAACAAATAACTCGCAAACTCACTCTTCGTGTGCCGCGGTGCCATGTTAATAATAAGTCGTTTTAGGTCGCCTTTTGCGACTCTATCCAACTTTTCAGCAATGATCCGATGATGACGGCCCGCGATGAAGTCAGGCCAAACTGTTTTCACGAAAGTTAAAAAATCATCTTGGCACTTCTCGTTCTTCTCAAGCTGCGCCAACCGCAGCTCAAGCTTCAATTTCTTCTCTTCTAAAGCAGGATTACTAGCTATATTCATAGGGGTCCCTAGCTAACTTTTCATACGCAGTTTTTCACGAATGTTTCACGTGAAACATAGCACGTAATGTATGCGATTTTAACCGCAAATATACAACAGTTAAACCTCGTTCAAAAAATCACGTAATTATTTGCGAGAAACATGGCCCTAGCCACCGTGACACGACCGCGGGGGCGGGTGCCGTGCGGCGCGGATTTTGGCGCGTTTTCTGCGCTTTTTGACCCGATATGCGGGGGACCCTGAACGTAAATAATGACCCGGCGTTTGCGGTGCTGGGAACATCCGCCGCGGGGATTGATGACCGATCCGCTGCCCGATCCGTTGGCCCTCGGCCCGCTGCCCTCGGCCATTGCCCGCGGTTAATTTTCACGGGCTGGGCTGCCCGATCCGCTGCCCGATAACTGCCGCCAACTGGCCCACGATCCGCGGCGCGGTAGGTTTCGCCCACGGTGCAAGGGGCGCGGCCCGCCTTATTTAACTGTCAAACACTGGGCATAAAAAAGGCCCGCACAATGGCGGGCCGTGTCGTCGTTTGGGGTTCTGGTTTATTCTAGCGTTATTTTGAATTTGGCCTCATATTGCATAAATTCGCGCACTGCGTCGTTGATGTCGTCTTCGCTTGGGATATCGTCAACGCGGTCTTTCATGTCTTCAATGTCGCCTTGCATGTCTTCAAGGCGTTCATCCATCAAACGATTAACCATGCCCTCCAGTTCGGGCCGAATGATTGACAACAATGCGGCGGCGGCGGCGTCGCGTTGTTCGCAAACGGCGTTGTAATTTGCTTCCCGCGCTTCCGCTCTGGTTTCCATTTCCGCGGCGCGGTCTTTCCATTTTTGAACGTCCGCGCTTGTTTCGTTGATTGTCTTTTCTAGTGTCCAACCATAATCACGCAAGTTTTTAATATCGTGCGCGGCCATGCGAACATCCTTTTCCGTAGCGTTGTCAGATAGATTTATAAGTTGATCGGGGTTTGTGTGTAGTTCGATCATGTCGATTTTCTCCGTAGTTAAAGATTAAGGGCTTGCCCGCCCTGCTGCGATAATATGCGATAACTTTATAAAAAGTAAAGTAGGAACAAAAAAGGCGGCCAATGCGGCCGCCCTCGGTTGTCGTTTGGTGGTCTGGATCAATCGAACCGCGCGACCTTAAAACGCCCTGTTTTTGTCTCGACTACCGCGGCAACGCCGTAATCGTAAACATAACAGAAAAACTTGCCCTCAAAACCGAACCGCGCAAGCGGTTCCATGTCTGGGTCGTCGTCGTTGGTGGCCTGATAAACGCCGCTATCTGTCACGTGTCCAGACCATGCATATTTAAAACCGCCAAACCCGTAGGCCTCATCCATTGCCTCGCAAACGTTCTCTAACGTCTGGGGGATTTCGGTGTTGTTGGTTTCGATACATGCCGCGCAAAAGAAATCGGGAATAATCCCGCACGCCTCAATAATATCGGCGGGCACTGCCGCGCCAATGTCAGGGTTGCGGGTGGGATTTAAAACGCGATCAAGCAAAATGTCGCTTGGGCGGAAATGTGTTTGAATAATATTGGTTGCCATTGTGTGGCCCTCCGTAGGTTAAAGTTAACGAGGCTTGCCCGCCTCATCTGCGACTATATGCGATAACTTTATAAAAAGTAAAGCCCCAACAAAAAAGGCCCGCACAATGGCGGGCCAGTCTATAAGGCGGGGCGGGTGTTTATGCTGTGACCTTGTCCAACAATGCGCCCGCCTTGCGTTCAACTTCTATCCGCGCGTCCTGATGCGGAACATCGCGGGCAATCGCTGTTATCGCTTGCGCTGCATCCCAAACGGTTTCAACGGGGCGGCCTTCCTCTTGCAAGTGGCGGGCATTTGCTGCCTTAGCCATGCGACCAGATAGGCCCGCGCGTTTGGTCAAGAAATCCAAACGTTCGTCATCATCCGCCGCAATCTTGGCCGCCTTCGCTGCCTCGACCCCTTCGACAAAAGTTGCGGTCGAACCATGTGCGAAACTTTCAAGGGCGGGGCGGGCCTCATATGCAAAGCGATCTGGCGCAAATTTTGTGTGACGAATTTTAATTTCTTGGAAATTTTCAACGCCCCATAAATTGCGGTTCATGCAAACGCCACGCAAATACATCGCCGCAATGCCCGCGGTTTTGCTGCCTGTTTCGCTGTTCCATGCATAGAACCCGCGGAACATTAAATCAGGTTCGCCGTTCGCAAGCTTGCCGACTTCGATAGGGTTGCGATCATCCACCAAGAAAACAAAAACATCACGATCCGACGCAAACAAGGTTGTTGTTTCCATGCTCACGGGGATTTCTGGATCATAAACGGCCAAGCCATTGCGCGACCCAGTCATCATGCCCGGCACTTTCCAACGGCCGCCGCTTTCCTCAACTAGATTTTTGATCGGTTCCAAAATTTCCCAATCGTAAATCCGCCCATAATCTGGACCAGTAGCGGCCCGCAATTCGCCGCCGCCAATATTCTGCGACCCGTATACCTTAATCAATTCTTTGCCGCGGTTGTGACGCAATCCCCACTGGATGCAATCCGCCGCAATAGGTGCGGGCAAGTCTTTAAGGTATCCCGCGGGTGCCCCTGCCAGTTGTGAGATTTGACCAAACGACCAATTGGTGGGCGTATGTAAATGCTCACGGCGGTTGTCATCAGTGTATTCAATAAAGATATTCCCGCGACTGGGGTTGTCGTGATCGACGTCGCCAACAATTTTCATTCGATGCGTATCGACCACGGTCGATTGCATTTGGCGGGCATCCTGTTTTTTGAACGTCAACATGTCATCCAGTGACAAAAATTTCTGATCGTCTGGACGTGAAAACCACTGTGAAGAAACTGCGCTGTTCCCGATTCCATGCGCAAAAGCGTTAGTTGTGTAAGTCATGTCATTAACTCCGTAGTAAGACAAAATAAAACGGGGCAGGATTACCCCGCCCCGATGTTATCGCATAAACTCGCATATAATAGCAAGCTAATTTTTACAAAAGTTATTCCGCGCCAATGTCGCCCGCAACATGGTGGCGGATGATCGACCGCGGCGGCAATGATTTTGCAAACCGCAAAAGCTTTTCGCCGTCGGTTTCCTCTTGTTCCCCGTTCGCGGTTTCGTTCCACCAAATACGACAGTTGCCCGCATCCGCATAGCATCCGCCGCGGGTTTCTAAATCGGCGGCCTTTTTCTTGCTAGGACCATGCGCAGTAAAGCCAATAATATAATTACGATCTCGACGCGCACATAATGGATCGCCGTTACCACACTGGGCGCAAGATATATCGCGATATTCTGCGGGGCATCTTACAATGGTTTTCCCGTGGGGTGCTGCTGTTTTGCGACCGTGCCAAAATGTTTCGGGCACGACAACCACCGTCGGAACATATTCGGCCGCAATGTTGGCGTTTTCTAAATATTCCGTCGAATAGTTTACAACCGTCTTGCCCTCCCAGTGATTTCGAAACCACTGGTTCCAGTGAAAATGCGTGTAGGTAAACGAGACGCCCTTGGGGGGTACAGCATCCAACAACGCGTCAAAATATTTCCAATCTATTTCGGCCGCGCCTTTACCACTGCAATTCATTTTGCAATCGCTTGGGCAAGTTGCGTATTTCTCGCCACTGCCCGCCCGATAAGTTACCGCGATGCCCGCGGTTTTTTTGGCCCGACTAATTTCTACAGTCTTTAACATGGTTTGCCCTCCGTAGGTATAAGACATGTCGCATATTATAGAACAAAGAAAAGCCCGCGGTCAAGCGGGCTAATTTTTTATTTATTTACGACGTCTGCGGATGCGCTGTTTCGGTCGTTTCATCGGTCGGGCGCGGCGTTGTTTCTGTTCAAACTCCTGCACTTTGTCGGGGCCGTGTTTTAGATATGCCCACAATTTTGCAAACAATACCATCATTCCCCCCAGTCTTTTTGGTCGCCATTGTTTCGCGCTCTAATATACCCCGCTTTATATGCGTTGACTTCCGCCAAGGTCATATCCGCCTTTCCTACGCGGTCGGTCGTATACGTCGCGCCTTTGTAATAGTGGGGATCAAAATCCCGACCATACCAATAGTCTGCTCCGCCTCGGTCGAACGGTCCGCCGTGTCTATCGTCGTAGGTTCTCATGCGCCCGCCCTCTCAAATTTTGGCAAAACTTCTTTTCTAAATTTGTCTGCCAAATCGATATAAAACGAACCAAATTCCTGATCCATTACTTCTGCCAAAGGTGGGATTGCATCGTTGGTCTTTCCTCCGTTCTGGTCAACATATTCCTGCGACCATACATGAATGTGATGTAGGATAAAATTCTCCAACTGTTCTTGGTTCAACGGTAACTGCTTATGCATCTTTCATCTCCTTCAGCACTGCCTTCACCACCACTCGGTACGCGTTCACATCTGCAAGATCATCAAACTCGCAACCCCCAGTCACAGAGTTCACATCGTCAACAGTGTACGCAGCGCACCAATAATCCAAATCCGCAAGGTGATTGCTCAAGATCGCAATCGCCTCCTGTCTCAGTTGATCACGCATTTTGTTTCTCCACCAAAATTTCCATGACTTCGTAACTATCGTCTTCTGACAGGGCATAAGTTTTGCGGTGGCCTTCGCCCTCACAGGCAAGTTTGTACGCGTGGTCTTCGTCATAGGCTTCGACTTCGTAAACCGCTGAAGACGTGTAATGACGGATCACCTCAAACTTTTTCTTTTGCGGTTCGGGTGCGTCCGCTGACATTTTTTCCAAGTGGTCTAACAACGGTCCCAACACTGTTGAGTCGGCGACCTGAAGAATGTGCTTCAAAGCTCTCGCTTCGTCCGCGTCCACAAAGAAACAAAGTTTATCCATCTGTAAATTGTCCATCTCATTTCCTCCGTAATTTAAAGAGACTATGCGATGTTATGCGATCCTATGGGACTAATCAAGTCAAAAATTACATTCCAGTCTGGATCACCCTCACACTCGAATAAAGGCTCAACGTCTAAACCCTCCAGCTTCAAATCCATTGCTGCGTTTGCAGGATACAAAAATACTTTTTGCGGCATCTTTTTGGTTTTCTTTTTCAGGACCAAAACCCACGCACTGGCATGAGCATGGTTAGAAAGCCACGCGACTTGGTGCGGACGCAGATCGACTGCACGACCACCTGTCGCTTTCAATTCTACAAAGTGAAAGTCGCCTTCTTCGTCACACAACAAAACATCAGGAACCCCGGGCATCGCCCACGTTTCAAGCCTAGTTGGGATGATCTTCCTCGTAGTCTTCTCCAGCCCCGTCTTCATCATTCGCCAGAAGTCTGACTCTCGCTTTGTCGCGGTTGCTGGAATTTGTCTGTCCTTCGGGAGTAACGTCGATAGTGATCGGGGCATAGCTCTGCTTTATTTCCTCAAGCGCCTTTAGCACGTCATCTTTGCTCATGCTGTCGATACTGCCGTGGCGGATTTCTGACTTACTTACATAGATGTCGCCCTGCGCTTGCCCCCGTCGATACTCAGCTTGGACGGCTGCTGAGTATGCGCCGTTTTGCAATGCCATATCACGGATGGTTTGCAAATCTCTTAAATGGCGTTGGTACGTCACGCCAAACTTTTCATCCAGCTCTGCTCTGTACGCTTGGATTGCGTTCACAACATGCGGACTAATGTGTGGGTTGGTTAGCTCATACGCCCGAGTGTGAGCAGATGAGGCAGGATAACCAGCGTTGATTGCTGCTTCCCGCATTGTAATCTGTCCGTCCTTAGAAACCAATTCTTTTACAAACAGTTCCTGCTTTCGGGTCAGTGGTTGTGCCTTCGTTGCTCTGGGTCGCCCTGCTTTTCTTTTCTGTACAACAGGTGTGGATTTGGCGACATCCCCTTGTTTTCTTCGAGCCACTTTATTCTCCAGTTAATAAGCGGTAGTTTCCTTAAATTAACCCTTCTTTATATATATAGCCAGAAATATTTTTTTTATTTTTTTTTCGTCAGACCCCCCTTAACGCACTTCTGCCCTTTCTTGGTTACATAAATTTTGGTTACGTTACACTTTTGTTTTTCTATTTATGAAACTTGTAAGTCTATATATATAAAAGACTTTTTGCTGAAAGTTACACGGTTACACCGGTTACGGGCATTTTCACTTTAAAATATTTTTTCTATTTTCAGCTCTATATATAAAGGGAGACGTTTAATTTGTTCCCCGAGCCGCGGTCCGTGGGTCGTGATCCGCGATACATCCACCTAGAACGGCGGCTCTTGCCCATCGTACTGTGGGGTCCACGGCACGTGGTCCGCGGGCTTTGAGGGGGGGATGGGGTTTTGTGGTTTACGGACCCCGATCTTGTCGAGGTCCGCTTCTATGTGTGGAGGGAGGGTCAATTCATTTTCTTTCTTTTACGACGTTGTATTCCGCCGTCGTCATCGAAGAAACCATCATCAATCTTATTTAGCATATCGCGGGCTACGTCTCTAAGTTCGTCTCCTGTTTCTGCCATTTCGATGTTTTCTTGCCAAATAGCTTTGGTTTGTAATTCTTTGAGCAGATCGCCCATTGAAGCATGAATTTGCTCGACCATGGAATGTTGGAACTCGTATGAGTTACTTTCGAACTCTGGGTCGAAGTCGAACCTGACAGTTAGGAAAGGTTCTCCGTCTTCCATGTTTATTGACGTGTGGATTTTCATTGTTTCCCGAAAAGGTTTTGTGATGTTTGTTGCTTCGGGGAATAGGGTGGTTTGTTCAGTCATTTTATTACTCCATTGTTTAGACATTTATTATACGGATCGTCTCACCTTCACCAAGAGTTTATTCTTCGTCGTCATCGTCTATGTCCCATAGCTCGGCCTGTTCTGGTTCGAGGGCCGGTTTTTCTGTGACGGCAAGGATGTACGTTGTATTGAAGAGGACGGCGACATCGTCTTCGAGTTGGATTCGTAGTCCGTGCATTTGGTCCCATTCCCAGTGTACGACGTTATTGTAGAGTACGGTTGGGTTTGGTGATTGTGCTGACGGAGCGAAGGTGACGGTTATGTCGAGCAGTTTATCTTCAGTCATCACTCAACCTCCAACTGTCTATGTCAACCAGACCCTTTGTTGCATCACGAATAGATTTAGCGTGTAAGACGTTTGGTATGGTTTCCCCTTTCATGTAACGGCTGATTGTGGGCTGCGATATTTTAGTCAATTCGCTCATTTTTCTTTGAGTAATCTTATGCGCTTTCATGTATGCATCTAAAGTCCATTTAGCGTTTATGTCTTCAGGCAGTGCAAATGGGTTTTTAAAGGTCGCTGGGGTTTTCTTAACGATATACTCCTGCTTTCTCGGCACACTTATTTTTCCTGTCTTTGGTTTTGCTGTCAGCATTTGTTGTTGCAACGATATCATTTGACGTTGCGCTTCCATCACATTCTTCTGACATTCGATCACATACCTTAAATCATTTTCTGTCGTCATTTGTTTTCCTCATATTGTTCCGCGAGGCTTTCGCCTATGTTTTTTGCGGTTTCTTCATCGACGAAGGTTGCTCTGGTCATTGGCTTGGTGCGGAAGAACCCTTTGTACTGCGGGTTGTAGTGCATGAATAGCCGAGCGTAGAGCGCGATGAAGTCGTTAGAAATTTTGTAGTCGTCTCCGGTGGTGACGATCATTGTCTCCCACCGGATGCGATTTACGATTAGCCAAGCTGACAAGCGTGTATGTCCACGTTCGATAGCTTGGAAGGTGAAGCGTTCGAAGAGTTTGTAGAACTCTGGATTTTGTTTATGCCACGCCCACCATCTTTCTTTCAGGTCTTGCTTCATGTGAATAGCATGACAGCTATACCAGCTAACAAGGCTCCTACTATGGCTTGAGCTATATAGCGTTTTGTTTTGGAAGGCTCCTCGACAGGCTCGAAATCATAAAGGTCGTTAGCACCTTCGTTATAACGTGCGGCATCATCTGGCTGCAAAGCTTCTTTGCCAAACAAGGCATTGAGCCCCGGTTCGAGTTCCGTGGCGAGTTCTTTTGCGGTAACGGGCGCTTGTTTTAGCTTCTTGGTGCTTTCCTTCAAATCCTTGACGGGCTGCTTGAGCCATTCGGGGTCGTTGCCTTTGAGGAGCCAACCCATGACTTCGCCACGTTCCCAACGGTTAACCTTGTTTGGTCCCTGCTTGTTGGTCGATTTGACTTTCTTGGGTTTTGGAAAGGTGCCGTTCTTTACGCGACGGTAAACTGTCGGTTTAGATATTTTAGCTATTTTGCATACTTCGTTGATGTCGATTAAATCTTTCATGTGTATCTCCATAGTTGTAACACTATGAGATCATATGCGAGGCTATGCGATGTTGTCAATGGATTTCGTCATTGCCCGGATGGGAGACGACTGTCGTATCGATACTGAATGCAGCGTTAGTGATGCAAGATGAGAGCATACCCATTGCGGTTGGTGTATCGGGAGATATGGCAATGAGGTGCGTTATGATTGTTGTGAGTGCCCCGCCGAGGGCGGGAGCTGTCTGCAATCCCATAGCTTCAAACTCTTGCAGCAGTTCTGTGGTGCAGTCTACTGCGCAGACGAAATCTTCTTTAGCTTGTTCAGCCTGTAAGGATGCGCTGCCACGCTTTTTCGAGTTCATATACTTTCAACTTTTTTACCTCTGGTTCCAAGGTAGCATCTTTTTCTACAGCCGTCATTTGTTCATTAACGGCGGCGTTTACTTGACGCACTGCCCAGCCCCAGTCAATTTCGTTCACTCGCTTTTCGGCTTCCATGTATCTACCTCCGCATACCATTTGCCGTTACGGCTTTCACAAACTTGTACGTTAATCCACTCGTCTGTCTGACCCGTGAGCCACGAGGCGAGGTCTTCTCTTTTAATACTGAGATTACATTTTATCCAGTCGGGAGCGTTGTCGCGTGGTTTTTTAGCCATGAGGCCATCGACGAAGACTTTTTGATTTTCCATGATTTACTCCTTTGGAAAGAAATGCCCCCAGCCGGGGGCAACCGAACTGGGGGCGATGTCTCTACTACGGAGCGTGGCTTCAAGACCCGAGCCACGAGAGAGACTTTACCCCACATATATGCGATAATCAACACTTATTCGCATAGATCGGGTGGAATTTCTGCATTTTCCGCAGAATCTTGGATCACGAGCTTACATGTATTGCACTGCCGTGTAATCCTTTCTTTATTCATTTCAATGACTTGCAAGTATTGGTCGCATTTCGGGCAATGATTTTTCATCAGACGCTTGTGGACTTCACCCGCGTCGCTGTTCCAATCGCTCATCGGTTACTGCCATGTTGTTGTTAGCTTTGTACTCATCGAAGACAAGGCGAAGCTGCCCACCGATGGTACGCCCTTCAGCTTTAGATAGTTCTTTGATCTCTTCATACACTTCTCGCGGTACGAGGATACTTTTCCAACGTGTTGTGTCCATAAACTCTTTCTCCAGTTGCCCGGCATGTCTACGATATTATAAGATGATATACAAGATTGCAAGAAAAACGGGTGTTTCAATGAGCTATGTACTCTTCGGACAGATGTCTGATCCAAACATTGCCGCGGTCCGCGAATACTTTGATCGTATTGTTGAGGGTGCGATTGGTCGTGCGATTCGGGACAAGTTAGCGCCACCCTAGCGCCACCCGTAAGTCATTGGAAATAAAATCGGAATAGTTCTTAGCCGATATAAATGAGGGCAAGTTAGCGCCACCCTCATTTTCCCAAAGAAAAGCCCCGCCGAAGCGGGGCCAGTTGTTGAGGTCAGGCCACAGGCGTAGCCGACGAGCAGTATGGAGTTGCTATTTCGCTTCGCCCCATGAGGGACCGATTTCCACGTCACACTTTGACGGTACTTCAAGCGGAACAGCGTTAACCATAATTTGCGCTATTTCGTTTGCTTCGTCAACATTTTTAACCGACATAGCAATTTCGTCGTGGATTTGGATCATGGGTAAACGCCCAGTCTTGTAGATATCCACCATTGCTTTCTTGGTCATGTCGGCTGCGGATGCTTGGATCAAGCGGTTTAGAGCCTTGTAAGTGTAGGCCCGCTTTAATCGCGTGGTCGCGCCGTAGGTATCGATAGCTTCTTTGTAAGGCAAGGCTTTGTTCATCTCAAACGTGTCCGGCTCCCACAGGTCAAAGCGGCACTTACGCCCAAGGATAGAGCGCAGCGATCCGCCAGACGATTTGTCGTTTAGCCTGTTGGTTACGCCGTTCATCAGACCTTTCACAAACGGAACGCGTGTGTGGTACTGCTTAACAATCGCTTTGGCTTCTTCGACGCTGATGTCTAGCTGGTCGGACAGCTTGTTTACGCCCATGCCGTACATCATGCCAAGGTTAATTGTCTTGGCCTGCTTACGCGGGATGTTCGCCATCTCTGCAACCATGGTATGGAAATCCGTACTCGGGTCGTTGTTGTATGCTTCTACAAACTCTGCCGCGCCCTCCAATGGTAGGTTGCGCATTTTGCCATAGACGTGTGCGTAGTGGGTCAGGATGCGTGGTTCCTGTTGCGAGAAGTCAATGGCTGCCCACTGGTCGCCCTCTTCTGGCAGGAACAAACTGCGGATCAAGGGACCAAGCTCTGGGTCGCGGGCCGGGATTTGTTGCAGGTTGGGGTTGGACATTGAGAACCGCCCACTGACCGTGCCGCCATCATCTGACCTGATTTGGTTGATGTGTGCGTGGATGCGCCCGTCACTGTGGCAATGCTTCATGATGCTGTTGATGAACGTGCCTGACGTTTTATTCAGGTTCCGCGCTTCGACAACCAGCTTTGCGAGCGGGTGTTCGTTCTCTTGTAAGAACGCTTTAGTGAATGACGGTGCGCCTTTCTCTGTCTTTGGATAGACTATGCCGACACTGTCGAATGCTTTGGCAAGCGATTGCGCTGCCCAGATTTCTACGTCACTACCTGCAATGTGTTTGATCTGCGCGTGTGCTTCTTTCTCGCGCTTGAGCAGACCGTCACGGACGCGCTCTACTTTGTCCAAGTCTACGCGAACGCCACGCATGGTCATGTCTACCAGACAAGGCAGTAGGTCCAGTTCGAGGTTTGCGATAGGCCACAGCTCTTCCTTGCCAAGCTGCACAGAAAAGTACGACCAAAGCTCAAGGGTTAACTCTGCATCAGCCTGTGCGTAAGGGCCGACATACATGGCGGGCATCTTCCACATCTCGGCCTTTGGGTCGATTCCAAACTCACGCGCGGCTTCGACAAGGGCTTTCTCTGATTTGGTTTTGTTTAGGTGGTCATAACAAAGCGCATTCAGGCTGTAGCTGAAACGGTTTTCGTCCAGCAACGAGGCGACGACCATTGTATCGATGATGCGTCCGTTAACCTCAAACCCTTCTGCTTTGATCCAGCCCAAGTCATACTGGGCGTTGTGCATGATCTTGTCTGCGGGACACTCGAATACTTTCTTCAGCCACCGCCGCACAATCTTTTCGTCTAGGTTACCACCGCCGAGGTGTTTGACAGGCAGGTAGCCTGCCCAGTCATCCACGGCGATAGCATAGCCCACGATGTATCCATCTTTGGTGGGCCAGCCCGGTCCGTTCTGCTTTAGGTTTGGGTCCTTGGTTTCTACGTCAATTGCAATGCGCTTGGCTGACGTTATATCAGGTAGTTCTAATGGAGGCACCCATTCACTTTTTGGAGCGAACATTGCCATTTGTAGTCCTCGTGCCATTCCGAGCATCCTCTATGATTTGTTCGGTACTACGGTTTTGTAATGCTACAAATTCTGCTCCGAGTGCCGTGTATCCTGCCTTATCAACCCATGAGTCTTCATGGTTGATTGTTTCTAGCAGACGACTTGTCTTTACCCAATCCATCATTAGGGCCACGTGGGCCGGGGTTAGGTAGCCGGGGTCGTTGAGTGCCCCGCGTAGGATGATGTTCCAGCCTTCTGCTATGCGACCATGGTTGTCGTATGCGTCACCATAGTCTTTTGCGCGGTCGCCGCTGATGAGATTACCTGCGGCGTCCAACAGTTCTTGTCTATTCATTAGTGTACCTTCCCTTCATATCCAGTCAGAACGAACTTCTGAAGCTCATGGTCCCACGTAAAGTGAACAGCGGGGATGTCTTCATCCTTTGTGTTTGGATGTACCTGTTGTTTGATTTCGTCCTGCGTCATTAATTTGTATTCATCGTAGGTGATCTTCTTCATCTTCGTCATCCTTTGGGTAATAAACTTCTACGTGGCTTCGGCAATTAGGACAGTGGAAATAGGTCACCATTGCATATTTATCTGCTCCGGGTTCCCACTCCTCTAAGTCACTATCGCTGTTCCAGATCAACGGAGTTTGGCAGTGCCAACAATTCATAGGTCATAGCTCCTTGAGACATCTTCAGCATCGACGATAAACAGGTTTTGCTTGGTCCGTGTGACGCCGACATAAAACACACGGTGCATATCATCTGGGTTAATCCGCATTTCTTCGTCTGCGGCTGGACTGAGGTCCGTGAACAACACAACGTTGTCCGCTTCACCGCCCTTTGACCCGTGGATCGTGGACGCCGTGATGCGAGGGATGCCATTGAACTTTTCGCCACGGCGCAACAAGGCTGTTATGTAGGCCCGATCTGTTTCAGGTAGCTTGTCCATGGCTTCGGACCAGATCATTGAGTTATCGATTAGCAAACCGTAGTTGGCGCGTAACTCGTCCAGTTTTATTAGATCGTCATCATCCAGATTAGGCAGCTTTTTGAAGCCTCGTTTGACGCGATCACCTACCGACATGAAGCTGTAAATCTTACGAGCGGTCGCACCGGAAACTTCGTTTCCTTTACGCAACTGCTCCCAACCATTTACGGCATCAGAAATTTTTTCACTGATGCTACGATGTCCGCGGTACGTGAACAGATAACCGTTTGATTTCAAGTCGTTAGCTACTGGCGTTAGCTGGTATCCTGCCTGCGACAAAATAAGCCAAGACCCTTGCGTCATGTCCAAAGAGTTAATAGTGTTGATCCGCGTCACGTTGCCCGGTTCCTCACGGGGTTCGTATTTTTTCGGAAACCTTCGGGCAATGCGACGCACGACACCCTCTGCAATTTTATGTACACGGCTTGGCACCCTGTAAGATTGGGACAGGATTTCTGATCCGCCGGGTAGATTGATGAACTGGTCCACGTCTGCGCCAGCCCAACGGTAGATGGCTTGGTCATCGTCGCCTGCGGCATACATGCGGTTGGAGTTGGTATCCAGTATGTGAGCAATGTCCCACTGCAAGGGGCTTAAATCCTGCGCTTCGTCAAGAAAGCAAAGGTCAAACTCAGGACAGAATTTGCCAGACTGATCGACAAAGGCTTGTAGCATGTCGGTGAAGTCGTAGAGGTTGAGCTTGTTCTTGTAATCCCGCAGGCAGGTATCGACGTAGTTAACTGTGTTCCAGTCTGGTTCGATATTGCTACGATTGTATTGGTCCCGCAGCGACACCTTTCGGAGCCGCGCGAGGTTAATAAGCCCAAGGATTGGATCGTTAGATGATACCATTGTTGGGATGTCATCGTCAAAGTTTCCAGCCTTTGCGCCACCAAGCGATACACCGATGGCCTGACCCAGCTCTTTGTAGTTTTGCTCCTGCATAACCTGCTCTGGACGAATGTCCGTCATGGTCAGCGCCAGCGAATGCAGGGTGCGGAAGTAAATCAGGTCTTTCTTTGGGTCCAGACCAAACCTTGCTGCGGCGCGTTCCTTGGCTTCGTTAGCGGCTTTGCGAGTAAAGGCTAGGAAAGCAATCCTATGAGGATGCGTCCCCTTCTCCAGTGCATCGTCTACCATGTTTAGCAGGGTTGTAGTTTTGCCCGTGCCCGGCGGTCCAAAGATTCGAAACATGTGGGTCTACCTCCTCAATTGCTGCAATCAGCTCTTTCAAGCTGCGCCGACCAAAATTTGGTTCTTTCATTACTTCTTCAGGCGAAACGGTGTCGATGAACAAAAGCAAGTTCAAATCTGCGACACCCATATTCAACAAGGCGTTTCTAACGCGTATCGAAATATCCAGTGCGCCAACCGGCATCTTGCCGTTTGTCTTCCTACTGGCTTCCGCCCAGCGTCTGTGCTTCATCAGGTTTTGTGCTTTGAAAACAATCTGACGAACACGCTCTCGGGAAATGTTATACTTTGCCCCGATGCTATCCAGCGTTCGCTTTTCAACAACGCGCATACGGTAGATAGCCCAATTCCGCTCTCGGTACGGTTCCGTAAAGTCATAGCGGTTTGTTCGAAATACATTCTCCGTCAAAACGGTGCCTCCCCTTGGTTCCCAAACTGTGGTGGGTCGATTTCAATATCTACGCTGTCAAATGCAGGTATTTTCCACACACGTACTGCGCGGCCTTTGATCTTCAGAACAACGCTTTCACCGTTGATGTCACGCAAACGCTGGGCAATCTTGTGGGATTTGTATTCAAAGAACTTGTTCTTACGCAGGAACGCTTCGAAGTCTTTCAGGCGGAAGTATGTAATCTCTTCCTCTTCGTCGGTCCAAGGGCGGCGGAGCAAGATTTCTTCTTTGTCTTGCGCTTGCTGTAAGTGACGGCAGAACTCTTCGAGGTAATCATAGAACTGACCACTGATGCTGGCATCCTGCGCCACTTCTATAATCGCGCTCTCGTTATCGCGCATTTCAGAAAGCAGTGTGCTGATGCGGCTTTCCCATTGCTGGTTGGCAACGGACCGCGGCATGAAGTTAAGTTGCTCCATGCAGATATACTGGAACCGCTTCTGGTTCATCATCGCTTCTGTGTCTAACTCCAGAGGCTCCCCGTTGACGTCCATAAACCACACTGGGGGAGTAGAGTTATACTTTCGCAGGTTCGCGATTGTAGCCCCTGCTACAGCGGCTCCTATGCCATTCTTTCTGGTGCGGCATAGCTCCTTGTTGCAGTAGGCGTTGATTGGAGCGTCGTTGCATTTGTAAGCATAGTCTTTGCGCTGGACCTGCTTGGCAACTATGTTGACCTCCGGCAGTGGAAGCGGCGGAGATAGGTACTCCATATTGTATTTAAGGATTTCGGATTCCCAACTATCTGGATAGGCTTTTCGTAAATAAACCCCGATGTTGAATAACCCATTATTGCGGCCTCCTTCGCTGATTCCCATCTTACAAAGTATCTGTAGACAGGGCGGGCCATCCTTCAGTAGTTCAGTCTCGCCGCTACCTACTACTTGCAGCTTAACAACTTCTTCAGGGGTTTGGACAAATTTATCGTACAATCCGAAAAATTCTTCTATTGACGCGCTGGTTCCGTCATCCAGAAACGCGTAACGCAAACCCTCTTCGTGGTTATAATATGGCAGGTTCAGAAAGTTACCGACATCACCACGGTCCAAGTGTAACTTTACCTGCTTTGGGAATATCTCGCTCTCCCCATAGCCAAGGGCCGCGGACATATGTTGCAGAGCCTTCTGCATGTCCCGGGCTTCTATCCAATCCTTGGTGAAGAGGAAGCAGTGTGCCCCGCCAGACTTTGAGCGGCACACGACGAGCGGCAAATTCAGCCGACGTATTTTTTCTATTAGAAGTTTGTGGTCGAGCGGATACTGATCGATGTCGATGCAGCCCCACTTGCACATGTTATCTTCGTTAATTGGAATGATGCCTAGACCATTCCCCTTGCCCGACAGGTGGTTTTCCCACAGCTTCGCGGTCCGCGGTTCCCGTAGTACGCCCGCTTTACCTTTGGCTTTGCCGTTGGTTCCTGTTTTTTCTATTTTGAAGTAGCCGTAGGCTTCTTTCAGTCCATCAAATATGGACGCAAATTTCTCTAGCATTGGTGCCCCCATACGAAAAAAAAGTGGGGTATACACAAGCGTATATACCCCACGTGACAGTTAGAACGGTGTTGAACCGCCTTCATCGTCCTTCGTATGTTTCACTTCAACATCGCCAGCCAAGATGCTCTCTGCAAATTCCTTTGCACGTGTGTACATACCCGCGTCTTGGATTGGACCATCAAGGCTCATCTCCCAGCCATGCCAAGAACCTTTGGAGTTTTCTTCACCAATGGTCTTGAGGTGGTAAATGTGTGAGAAGCGGGGCGGCGTGAACGGCCCGTTCTTACCTTGCATCTGACGAGACATCATCATGCTATTCCACTTACGCGACTTTTTAAGCTGCGTAGATTTCATTGCAATCAGGGCTGTCTCCGCAGAACCATCCTCCTTCAATACAATCACGAAGTGTTGGTGTGTCTCTTCGATGTAGTCTCCGTCACCGCCAACAACGTAGTCTTTGTTGTCGTCTGACGAACGCTCCGTCTTTGGACGCTCCTCATTAGGTTCGTAAATTGCCACGGGCGCACCGCTACCACTGCCACGTGGTGCCCACTGGATAAAACGTCGCTGGTAAGCACACGGGATTACGCGGATACCCACCTTACCTTTGACGCATTCACCAGTCACGGTGTTGTAAATGTCGCCCTTACGAGCCTCTTCGTTCTCATCCAATACAGGGTCATTACCTGACAGAACTTTAAGGAAGGGAAGAGCCATGTCCTCCTGCCCTAAGTTCTCCATGCCACGGCCTGCGTCGGCTTCAAACATTGATGGATCAAAGGCCGCTACTGCGGTCTGTTCTTTTTTAGCTACTGCTTTTGCTTCGGTCATTATTTTCTACCTTTCTTGATAACTGCGCGTTGACCAACCCATGCTCCGAAAAGCTCCATGGGAAATGCATCCCCTTCTTCCACACGTTCCTTTACGAAAGCGCGTAGCGTCTGCGGGTGTATTTCTGTCTTTTGCTCTGGAACATACCCTTGTTTCTGCGCGAACGCAGCGAAGGCGCTTGCTTGATCGTCCTCTCCACGTCCAAACTGGCACAAGACAGTATTCTTGATAATGTCGTCATACCCGTTGTCACGCAGCCATTCGTAGGCTTTTGGACGATTGTCTACGAGGATTGATGCCCCGTAGGTTTGTTTAACTTCGACTTGTGATCCGTCGTCGAGGCTAAACGAAGAGATGCCAATCTCTGCAAGCATGGCTGGCATATCTTCATCCGTGAGCTTCAGAAGAGCCTTCTTCTCAGCCTTGAGGTCATCCTCTAAGCTTTTGATGCGGTCCTCTTTGTCTCGGATTTGGCGGGCCAAAGCGGCTATTGAGGTAAGCCCCTCTTGGTCTACTTTTTCGACCGATGTCGCAAGCGTATCTTCAAAGTCTTGCTCCATCATCTTCATGATGTCGTCACTCATCGTTTTTCTCCTATCGTGGTTAAAGGCACCGTTCGGGCCTTGACAAAAACAGATAATATCTTATACTCGGCTCTTGTCAAGCAGTAAATTACGGAGAATAAAAATGGGAGGTTTTGAGTTTAAAACCCAGCCTTATCAGCACCAAAGAAATGCACTGAATGATTCGTGGGCCGCGGAGTATTATGCGCTTCTGATGGAGATGGGTACAGGCAAATCCAAAGTAGCCGTAGACAACATGGCTATACTATATGAGCGCGGAGATATAACCGCTGCATTAGTTATTGCACCAAAAGGCGTGTACGACAACTGGGTAAAAGGAGAAATTCCTACCCACCTACCGGACCGCATTAAGCGCAACGTCATGCGCTGGACCCCAAAGAAGACACAACGGTACGAGCAAGAGCTGCGGGACTTTATCTTGAGCAAAGAACCAGAGCTGAAGGTGTTTGTGATGAACGTCGAGGCGTTCTCTTCGCCCCGTGGCGTGGAAGCAGCGCAGGCTTTTCTGTACCAGAACAAGAAAAACATGGTGATTGTGGACGAAAGCACGACCATCAAGAACCGCAAGGCGCAGCGCACAAAGAATATTGTAAAGCTGCGTGAGCTGTCGAAGTATCGTCGCATCCTGACAGGATCACCCATTACAAAGTCGCCAATGGACTTGTTTAGCCAGTGTGATTTTTTGGAAGAGAAGTGCCTTGGCTTTAACAGCTACTTTGCTTTCCAAGCCCGGTACGCGAACGTACAAAAGCGCACCATGGGACACCGCAGTTTCCAACAGATTGTAGGCTACCGTCGGTTAGACGAGCTATCTGACAAGCTGGACCGCTTCAGCAACCGTGTTTTGAAAGAAGACTGTCTGGACCTGCCAGACAAGGTGTATATACGCCGTGAAGTTCCGTTGACCACGGAGCAGGAGCGTCTGTACGTGCAGATGAAAAAGCTTGCTCTGGCAAAGATGGAAAGCGGCGAGTTAGCCACGACCGCCAGCGTTTTGACGCAGATCATGCGCTTGCAACAAATCTGTTGTGGTCATTTGGCACCAGATGACGAGGAAATTAAGCCCATCAAGAATAATCGCTTGGACGACCTGCTTAGTCTGGTTGAGGAAGTGCAAGGCAAGGCGATTATATGGGCTACTTACTCGTATGACATTGAGCTAATCCGCAAAGAAATTGCCAAGATGTACGGCGAGGACAGTGTGGCGACGTATTATGGGGCGACGCCGCAAGATGAGCGACAAGAGATAGTTCAAAATTTTCAAAATAAGAACCATCCCTTGCGCTTCTTCATTGGTCAGCCGAAGACGGGCGGATATGGGATTACACTTACTGAGGCCAACACAGTCATATACTACAGCAATAGTTATGATTTGGAAATACGTTTGCAGTCCGAAGACCGCGCTCACCGCATTGGTCAGACCAACAAAGTTACCTACATCGATCTGGTGTCCCCAGACACCGTAGACGAGAAGGTTCTAGCTGCGCTGCGTCAAAAGATTGATATCGCAGGTCAGGTTTTAGGCGAAGACGCTAAAGATTGGCTTCGTTAAGCGTTATCTGTGACGGACAGTAAGCATCGGGGTGTACCACAAAGCGTCTTGGGCGCGGTGCATCCTCTGACACATAAGTACAGACTTTGACAAATGTGTTTTCTCCGTCAATCCAATAGTGGGCATAGCCCACCATTATCAAGACGTAGAGCGTCACCCCGGCATCTCGTAAGCGGCGTATTGTTTGTAAAACTCTATGCCGCGGGCTTCTTCCTCTTCAGGCGGGCGCTGCATGATGTTGGGAATAAACGGACGTTCTTGCTTTTCTTGCTTTGGCTCCTGCATTCCAGAGAAGACGCCGCCAATGCCTGACATCAAATATTCGCTTTGTACAGGTTGCGGTGGAACATATGATTCGGTGCCAAACCCTTCTGGACGCAATCTTGGCTTCGGAGACGGCTCCTGACCTTCTTCGCGAATGTAGAAATCGTTCATGCTGGGCAGAATTTCGGCGGTATCTACGCCGTGGATCATAGCAACATAATTACGTGTTTCCTCAAAAGGAGGCACACCGTTATATTTACGCACATTACCGGGGCCAGCATTATAAGCAGCAAGGGCCAAGGGCACTGATTGGAACGTATCGAGCTGTTGACGCAGGTAACGTGCGCCGCCACGGGCGTTTTCGATTGGAACGTTCGGGTCTACACCCAGCTCCGCTGCCGTTTGGGGCATAAGCTGCGTTAGACCGATTGCGCCAGCTTCACTGACAGGTCCTTGGCGACCGCGGTTTTCGGTATACATGAGGCGTAGGAAAAGCTCGGGATCAACGCCTTCTTCCATAGCAATATCTACAGGATCAAAGCCGTAGTCTTCCATGACCTTGGTACGCATGTCGGTCAAGTCTTGTGGCGTAATGACGCCTACTGCTCCACCTTCAGCAAAGAAATCGTCCATGTCAGACGGTAAGCCTTGCGCCTCGTTTATCCGTGCCTGCTCCGAGGTCCGATAAGCTTCAATCTCGGCTTCTGTTCTACCCATGTCACGCATTTTCAGGATTTCGTCTTCCATGGTGCGGTACATGTTTCTGATCCGCATGGCGTCGATTTCTTGTGTAAGATCGGACGGTGTTTCGCGGACCATGTTTAAGTTGCCGGGGTTATCAATCATCTCGTTTCGGTAATTTAATAATGATTCCCTAGCAGAGACGGGGTCCTCGAAATCTTCAAAATATGCTCTCGCATTTGGAAATCTATCAATGCCGTTTGCATCTTTCGCAAGGTGCATCCCACGACGTTGTACTTCCTGTGCTAATCGTACAGAATTTTCTCCATCGTCTACAAGCCGTTGATTGCCCATGATGCTTTCGTACTGAGGTTCAATAAGAGTTTCCAAAGCGTCATCCGGTATGTTCTTAACCGCTTCTGAAAACTCTTCGGGGTCCAACCCAATGATCGCATCAAATACTTCGTCGATAATTTCATATTCTGCGGTTTGTATGGCTTTATTAGCCTCATCCACAGCGGCTTTTTCATCGGGTAACATTCCACTGCTACGAGGGTTGTCTAAAACCTCGTTTACAACTGCATAACCTTCATCTATTTGACGACGAAGCTCTTTGATGTTCGCCACCGCCATATCAAGCGGGTTAATACGTGCTTTTGCCGCCGCTTTCGTTGCTTTGCCCACGGCTTCTGATGCTTCCATGACAATGTCTGGAGCAATGGCTGCAACGCCTGCCGTAGCTGCGGCACCCTTCAAGAAGGCACGACGGCTTGGATCACCAAGTGTATCTTCAGCGACATCCTTGGTTGCACCCGTCGGTGTCAGAATGTCCATCAAAACGGCTTTTGCAGGCTGCTTGGCTGCTGCACCCATGCCAATCATGCCCACTGGCGCAAGGGTTTCTAAGGCCGCTTCAATACCTGCTTCTCTGCGTTGTTCTGGCGTAAGGCTTTCGTCAAACGCACGACCACTGGCTGCCATACCGCGCATGATGCCTTGTGCCGGGTCTAGCGCAGAGGCCAAGTTTATAAACTGACGCCCTTTTTCCTGTAACTCAGGCGGAATGTAGTAGCCTATACCACGACTTGTGTCTTCTACCGCTGCGGCGCGAGCTAAATCTTCTTCTGTTGGAACAGGTGGAGGAACAATACCGCCCTCATCAAAGCCCATGGCAGACGATCCAAATCCTGACATACCTGCCAAACTTACTTCTGGGTTAGACCCAAAGTTTTCACGACCCGCAGTGTAGAATTGACCGGGCGAGGACATAACAGCTTGTGCCGTCGCGCCAGCATTACCACGCCGTACAGCGCGGGCTTCAGCTTCTTTGATAAACGCATCCACGTCGCCTTGGCTAAAACCGGGGTCTTCTGGAGCAACTGGGGCTGATCCGCCTTCAAAGACAGGCGCAGTCCCTACCCACTCGCCGGGAGATGGGGCATATCCTGAATATTGATCGTAGGGCGTCGTGCGGTCAGTCTGGTTCCAAGCAGCAATGGCGTCGTTGTACGCATTAGCTTTCTCGCGCCACGCTTCCAAATCAGCGTTATATTGGTTTACCAAAGCGTTATGGGCGTCCACCTTTGCTTGATATTCGCCCGCTTGCGTTTGATACTGTCCCAACGCCTCGTTGTAGAGATTAATCCGGTTATCATAATCTTCCATGATATTCCGGTCGTATTTGTAATACCGGGCTTCGGGTGATGCGTACTGTAAAATAGACATTTAACCCCTCATTAAGCTGCCGATACCAAGGAGTTCTCTGTCCTCCGGAAATAAAGCCGCGAACCGAGCCCTATCCACTGGCCCTGAAGACTGTATGGGTGGCCTTTGTGGGGCCGCAGAAGCCTGTTGGACGGGACTGGTTGCAGCTCCACCGCCCTGAGTGGGAAGTCGGGCTGGTGGAAGTAGTGACCCTTGCTGGGAACTATCGGGTAAAGCAGGAACCGTGGGCGCTGGTTCGGGAACCGGTAGCCTTTCGGGAGGCGCACCGCTACCGGGCACCTCTTGCTCCATTACGTTTTGTACGGCAGGCACTGTGCGGCGAATTGAACTCATAATGCCGTTATCGATTAATCCTTGGATTAGAGCCTGACCAATACGTTGCTGTTCCGCTTCATCTGCACCACGGCGCAAGACCGTTGCAAGAAGCTGCGGGTCTTCAACGATTGTAGTGATGACATCCATTCGCAGCGAAGCAGGTAGCTCTGACAGGTACTGGTTTACGACGTTTTGCGCAAACTGCGAACCTGCTTGGCGAGCAATCAAGCTTTGTGTACTGCCGCTCATCATACGTTGACCCAATGCACCAAGCTCAGAACCTGAGATACGTGTTGCCAACATAAATAGTGGGCCGACCTGTTGCGCAAACTCTTCAATTTCGCCCGGTTTGGCGCGAGAGGAGAAGGCTTGGATTTGTGCCATGCGGCCTAGCAAACGACGTGTACGGGCAATGTCGCCCTCACTCATAATACCGCGTTCGACCATCCAGTCTGCCAAAACAACATCGTTTGGCGAGTTCGGATGAGGTTCAAACATGGTGCGATAAGCGGACTCAATGTCGAAGATTGGGCCGTTTTCACCAGCGCGGTTAAAGACGCTGTCCATAATGGAGCGACGGAACCCGTTAATCAGCTCTTGTTTGCTGAAAGTCTGACCTGCAAGGGGACCGCTTGTGACAGAGAAACCTTCGTCTCCCATATTGTCTACATAAGCCCAGAGGTCGTTTAGATCAGCAAATGGACGCTCGTTTGTTAGCGAGATAGCACGAGAAACCTGCGTTGCAGGGTTCATTGTCTTGTCTGGCAGTAATTCATACAAACTTAGGATGCCACGACGACGGGTGGCGTCCATCTGACCCGCTTCTTCTGTTGTTCTTGTCAGAAGCTGACGGGCGGTGCCTATGTTTTCCAAGTCCATCTTGAGTGCAGGCATTGCATCCAATAGACGGGCATTGTCTGGACGGGCCATCCAACGGCGCAGAGCATCAACATTTAGAGTTTTGCTTTCTGGATCAAGGGCCGCTTGCCGTGCAGAACGGAGCAGCATCTCTGAAGCACCACGAATGTCCGCATTTGCGGTAATCATTTCCGTTAGGTTTTCACGAAGCCCCGGAATAGCGTCGATTGCTGCCGAATTGTCATCAAACCAAGAATTAAACGCTTGGCGGTCAATCATGCGCGTTTGAGGGTCAATAACGCCTGCGCCTGTTGCAGCTTCAAGCAGTGCCTGTCCCGCTGGGCGGTCCCCTTCGCTAAGTAAGGTAGTTAAAGCAGTACCAAACTGCGCTTGACCAATCATATCTAGCTGTTGCGCTCGCAGATAACCTGCGTCACCAGAGAACATACGGTTTGCAAGCACCCCTACAGGAACCGCGGGTGCCCCTGTTTTGCGTGTGCCAAGAACATCACCTGCATACATGCGTGTAAATACGTCGTTGTACGCTCGGCTGTAAGCACGGGCATTGTCGTATGCCGCGTTTGCACCTTCTGGGAAAGAGTCGAGGTCCGCGAGCAATGCTTCGGCAAACTCGTATGCAATCCGCGCTTTATCCTGACGACCCGCCGCTGATAGTTCACGACCCGCTTGTAGAGCAGTATTCCGCATTGCGAAGATTTCAGATGCGTTCAAACCGCCCGTAGGAGCGGGTGTTCCGTCCATCGCGGGCTGTTGTGTCTGTGCAATAAGCAGTTCTGCCTGACGATCTAGTGCGTTCGCGTAATCGCGACTACGTGGCGTAGACAAACGACCGCGGTTTGAGCTTGCTTCCTGACGCAGACGACGCACAATTTCTTCTGTGCTACTGTCAAACTGGTCAGTCTTTAAACTTTCCATTAAAGTATTGAAGCGGTCGCCAAAAGTGGTGCCGTCAATCTTCAAGAAGGCGGCATCAAAGCGAGTTTGCTCTGGTAGAACGGCTCCTCCGCCATCACCATTGCCACCAAAGCCCGGAAGACCCAGCTCTTGCCCCTTACGGCGTACAAAGTCGTCAATGTCACGCAGCTCTGGAACACGTAAGATAGGATTACGCGCTTCTGGCATACTTTCATCGGGCATCAAATTCATCCACTCACGGATGAAGTTTGGTGTATCTGAAGCATTGCCGTTTAGGTCGATAAACTCGTCAATTTCTATATTTTGTGGAATTTGTTTCCACAACGAACGCTCTTGTGTACGCATCGCACGTTGTTGCGCACTTAGAACTTCGATCAGACGTTCTGCGCTTTCAAGGTTATCGGCGTCTGCGCCCACTGTTCGCATGTTTTCTTGCAAACGGTTGGTTGCAGCTTGAATTTGACCTGTAAGTTCAGCGTCCCAAAGAGCTGTTTGTACATTCGCCAGCTCACCAAGCGCCTGACGGTCGCCGTTGGCATACATAAACAGAATGCCGCGACGCAGCGCATCAACAGCTTTTTGCTGGTTAGATTGACCAGTCCCTGTTCCGCCTTGTGTGCCGCGCTCCATCTGCAAACGCAGCAATGTGGGGCTGCCTGTAAGCTCTGCGGCACTAAGCTGGATAGGATTACCCGTTTCATCAACTAAGAACTGAGCAAAATCGTCAGAAGTAAGCAAATCAATGACCGCTTGTGGGTCTTCACCGTTCGCTTCCAACTGCGTCAGCAAGTAATCGGCAGCATCCGCCATCTGAGCGTCGGTTAACGCGCCCTGTGCGTTTGCAGCATTATTTGAGCGATACCGTCTAATTAAGTTAACAATACCGTCTTTTGCCAAGCGGATAGCTTGTGGCACACGTTGGAAAGCAGCATCGCCAACCAAACCGCCGCCAACACCGCCTACTAACTCTGCACCAAAGCGCACATAAGGGTCGCCCGGAGAGACCTCTTCGGCACCATAAGCTGCGCCACCTGTTCCAACGACGGATGTTAGTTCCGCACCAACAAGACCTGTTTGCGCCAGCGCCCCTTGTTGCCCTCTCGCAACACCTCCAACACGCTCAAGGCTGCTTTCAATACCGCGGACAAGACGCGTGGACCGCGGTGCGACCACATCGGCTGCCAGATTGTCCAATACGGCCCGTGCGCCAAGGTTTACTTTGTTTCCGATAAGAAACGGCATCGGCAAGAACGCCAAAGCGCCCATGGTCGATTTACCAGACTCAAACGCTGCGGCGGTGCCCGGAACAAACGTCGGTTCTGGACCAACAAGCGCCTCTTGTGCAGTGCGGGTTGCCCAATCACCAAAGATTGCGCCTCCAACACCAGTTATAATAGGAACACCAATGCGAACTGCGGCAGTCCATGGTGTGACAGGAGGAACGCCTGCAACGGCAAGGTTACCTGCTTTCATACCTGCATAAAAACCGGTAGCGGCACCTCCGGCAGGAGCTACTTCACGCGCAAAACCTTCCCAGAAACCGCCGCCTTCTTGGATCGGACGCCCTTCGGCGTCACGGGCAAATAAAGAGATGATTTGAGCGTCTGTCAGACCGCGGCCCTGTTCAATGCCTAGATCACGTAAAACACCCGCGTCTCCAGTACGCAAAGCGTCATAATTTAGGTAATTACCACCACGATCTTGAATGCGAGCATCGCGTGAAAGTGTGTTGGTAAGCATACGGGCAAACCCCGGTACGGGGTCGCCCTCTGTTCTTAGAACATCTACTACCTCTTGGAACTCGTCCCGACCAAAAGTTGCTCGGGGTATAAAGAGTTCGTCAGTAGCGGGGACTGTGTTGTCTGGAGTGTTTTCATCAGCCATCTATTAGTTCCCCTGTCCAGTCGCTCGGTTCATAATTTCCTGCGCTCTTTCCAAATCTGCGGCATTTGCAGTTGTTGAAAGTGTTAGGATTGGGCCAAGCAGACCTTCCAAGCGTTCGATTTCAAACAATTTCTGGCTAAGAGTGCTGTTAAGCGCACTGTCGATAGGCGTACCGCTTGCACGAAGTGTAAGAATACGCGCTTTTTCTGTGCGCAGCTCTTCTGCCAAACGAGTAAGTTTGCGAGCTTCCGTTTCTGGGTTGCGGAAGAAGGCGCGTTCGTCTGGGAACAACTGTGCGGTTGTTTCCAAATCTGCGACCGCAAAACGAGGCGATGCAGATAGAGCCGAACGACCAAATACTCGAACCATTTCGATGTACTGACGGGCATCCTGAGTATCGCGGAACATTTCGCTGAAATACTGCGGAGCAATCGTACCACCGATAAGACCGTCGATACCCGCATACACCTTGGACCAGAAACCAGTACCCAAACGTGCTTGACGCAGTGCGTCGCGGACGTTGGCCTTTGTTTCTTGGCTCAGTGGGTTGCCTTCCGCATCTGTCATGCCGCCAACAAGGTCACTTTCCATTGCATCCAAGGCTTCTTGCGCACCCGCGCTGACGCGAGCGTTGCGGTTAACTTCGTAAGCAATGGTGTTAGACACCTCAAAGCCGTTTGACGGAATGGCATGTTGAACACCGTTGGTATCTGTAAAGGTCCGACCGCCGTCATAACTTGTGTAGACGCCGCTTTCGTAGCCTTCACCCGCTGGAACATAAAAGCCACGAGGCGTGATATCTTCTGTACCAAGACGGAACATTGTGGCTGTACCCGGCGTTGCAGAGTTAAGACGGTTAACATCCGCCACAACCGCCTGCCCTTCAGGTGTTTTGATGTCCACAACACGTGTAATCGGCTGACCTTGAGCATTTGGCATCGTGACGCGGAAGTATGACGGCGTGACAGAGACGTCACGATCCAAGATATTCATGGTTTCGCCAGTGCGCTCGTTAATCCGAACGACTGTAACGCTGCCATCCTCACCTTGAAGCGTTTCAAAGCGATAATCGGGGTCAATACCAAGGAGAACCTGACGATCTTCAAGCTCCAAGGCTTCAAAACCGTTGCGGTCCATACCAAACTTGCCAAAGTAATCGCGGTCCGTAAGGACAGGAAGACCCTGCAAGTATTGTTTCTGGGTATCATCTAACGCGTTAAAGGCCGCTTCGTTCATACCAAAGCGGTTGAAGTAATCGCGGTCACTAATCGGAGCAGTATATGCGGTGTAAGCATCTGCGCCATAATTATTAGCGATTGAATTACGTTCCATTGTGGTCAAGTTCGGTGAAGAACCTGCGCGATATGTGCGGTTACCGATGGTTACATCCATTGTAAGCGTTACCTGCTCACGATCTGTACCCATGCGTGTTAGCTGATCCGCACTCATGCTGCTTAGACGCAAGCCACCCGCTCTCAAGACATTGTCATAATAAGCAGTACCGGGAACCGCGGCTGTTTGGCTACCGTCCGCTAGTACAAAGTTTTCTGCACTTTGCGGCGTTGCACTGACATCACCCATGGCGTTTCCGCCCGCTGCGATAATGTCCATATATGCTTGTGTTCCGGGGATCGCGGTCCGTATGCTACCGTCTGGCATCTGGAAATTTTCCGCCTTTTGCGGAGTGGTAGAAGTTGACGGAATTGCACGAATAGTTACGTTTTCTTCGCCATATGTGCTGTAAAGCTCTTCTAGCTGATTACGGGTCAAGGGCCGTGTGCCAAGGCTTCTGGTTACAGGCGTACCATCTACTGTTTCCGTAACGGCAACAGAGTAGATATCACCAATATCCTTCTCTCCCGCAGCTAATTCGGCCTGACGCTCGGCAGAATACAGGCTTTGTGAGCCTTGTAGTGCCGCTAAATCAAGCTGACGTTGTTCTGCTTTTTGAGCTTGCTTGAATTTACCAAACTCGCCAGCCCGCGCCCCGATATTACCAAGAACAGGTGTAAAGGCTGATGCCAAACGCTGCGCTGGGGATTCACCCGGTTGACCCGGAGACGCAAACGCTAGGCCGCCTTGAGCAATGTCGAACAGCATTTGGGCTTGTGTAAGACTACGTTGCTCTTCGAGGTCCGCAGCGCGGTCCGTTGGGTCGAAGAGCTGTCCGTACAAAGCGCGTTGCTGCTCAAAGAGTTCTTGTTGACGTGCGTTAGGCAGGGCGACGCCGCCCGGTTGCATATACTGAACCGCGCCGCCTTGGTTAAAATTTACAGGTGCTGGGCCTCCTTGACCCGGCATCATTTCTTCTTGTGGCATATTAACCGTGGACATGATCCCGCCCGCCATATCGCCTTGTACTGGCGTATTCATCGCTTCGGGTGCCACGCTGCCGATGCCTTGATCGACCAAGGCTACCTGCATGATTGGCTGAACCAAAGTTAGAACCGACTCTGGGGTTTGTGCCGCATCGGCATCCCCAACAATCCCAGCAAGCTCTTGGCGTCTCTCTTGTAGAGGTGCCTGATCGCCTCGGATCGTGTTGATGATCTGTTCGTAATCTTCGGTTTCCGCCGCTGCATCCAAATTACCAAAAGAACCAGCGGCTTGCTGGAGCATTGATTCGAGGACCGCGGGGTCTATCCCTTGTTGCATTGCGCCCGCTGCGGCTGCGTCCATCGGCATGTCCTGTGGAACAGGAAGACCTGCCGCAGAAGGAGATGGGGGCATTCCCATACCGCCGGGAGGAGCTGGGGGAGGTGGCATTTGTGCGGCAGCCATCATTGGGTCGCCGCCTGCTTGCATGGGAATAACACCCCGACCCATCAGGATGTCCTTCTGGGTTACTTTGTTGTCGCCACTCAGGTCAGGAAATCTAGCGGCACCGCCGTTCCTAAACATCTGACGATCCATTACGCCTCTATTCATCATCCAAATAACCCCGCTTTCTGTGCGCCGCCGTAAGCCGACAGACCTGCTATGCCAAGACCCAAGATTTGCTGGGCAGGCGATGCTGTTGGTGCAGTGGTGCCAGTAATACTTTGTTGAGACGATGGAGCGCCTTTATAAATATCTGACAAGAAACCCACACGTTGATATGGTTCGTAAAGTTGCTGCAACTGTGTCTGGCGTTGTGCTTCCAGAGTTGCTTGCTGTTGAGCTTGTTGCTGTTTGCCCAGATCGAACAAGAACCCTTGCTCGCGCTGACCCATTTGCTGCCCAAGTTCGCCAAGCGACGCTTGACGTAGACCAAGCGTACCAAGCGCCTCGCCTTGTGCCAGACCAAGCTGACCGTATTGTGCGCCAAGACCGCCAATACCTTGGCCCAAACGACCAAGAGCTTCCTGACCCGCCAGACCAAGTTGGCCCGCGGCTTGTGAGCCTTGTACGCCAAGTCCGGCTTGCGCCTGACCCAACTGACCCGCTTGCAAACCAAGCTGTCCAGCCAATTGTTCGGCACCGATGCCCATTTGACCAGCCTGACCAGCAATCTGAGCCTGTGTTTGTGCGCCCTGAAGACCTAACTGACCAGATTGACCCGCTAACTGACCCGCTAACTGAGCTGCGTTCATGCCTGTAGAGGCAGCCAATTGCTCAATATTCATGCCCGTTTGTGCCAAAGCCTGCGCATTTGCGGCAGCCATCTGCTCACCAGATAACCCAAGCTGACCCGCAACCTGTGCCGCCTGAATACCCTGCGCACCCGCTGCTTGAGCGGCCTGAATACCAGCCTGTGCGCCTTGTGCGCCAAGTGCCCCAGTAAGTTGTGCCGCTTGCTGACCACGCGCTTGTTGGGTTTCATAAGCCTGCTGTGCGCGTTGCGCGGCGCTTTCAAAGCCCGCCTGACGCATCTGCGCTGCCGTCCGCCCTTGCTGTTCAAGGATGTTACGGCCTAATTCTTGTTCCGCTACGGCTTGACGAGAACCGCCAAATGCGCCCGCACCAACCGCTTGCGCTCCAACCTGTTGTTGCTGAATATCACCCGCGCGTTGAATATCCTGAAGGGCTTGCTGCACCGCGGCATCTTCATAAGCACTCATAAACGGGCTAATTTGACCCGGATCAAAGCGTTCAGTTGTGCCTTCTAAGCCAGCAATACCGGTTAATGCAGCACCTGTACCCAAAGCACCCGCCTGACGCAGAGCTTCTGCGGCACCCGCTGCACTTCCAAGAGCGCCTTGGCCCATCGCACCGTATGTACGTGCGCCTTCGGTAGCCGTTCCAAGCTGACCCGCAAGAGTTTGACCAACCCCTGCTCCGCCAAGAGCTGCGCGGTCCGCGACTTGTTGTCCGATGCCCGCGGCAAGACCCATACCGGTCTGCGCTTCAGTAACTTGTCCGGGTATTTGATCGTATGCGCGAAGCTGATCTGCCATAGACTGAGCGGCAATGTCCCGTGCGCCTTGGGCCGCGCCTGACATAGCACCTGTCGCGGTTTCTACACCCTGCGCACCGTAGCCTAAATTAGCTGCAATACCTTCTTGTGCGGCAGTAATCTGGCCCGGGATGTTCTGAATGCCCGTTTCCATGGCTCCGAGGGCCGCGGTCTGGTAAGGAACCGCCCCTGCCATAACACCGCCAAGAGCGGTTTGGGCATCACCAAGCGTATATCCTGCTTCTTGTAAGTATGGTTGGTATCCACCAACCCCTGCCGCTGCGAGTTCGCCCGCAGTGACCTGCAATTGCGACATATCCGCCACGAGTTGTGGCGGAATGGTTATGCCTTGGTCTGCTAATGCCTTCGCGGATTGTAAGAGGCCAATTTTATAGGCTTCAATATCCGGGGCTTCGCGGACTATCTGTTCGGTAACTTCAGACATTAAGCCATGGCCCTCCCGCGGCTTTCCAGATTACGCATGACCGAGTACATGTTCTGGATGCCATTGTTTAGGTTTCCGTTCCCCAAGCCGCGTACTGCGTCTGTCGTCATGACAAACTCACCCGGCATGAGCATTGCGCGGACACTGTCCTGCCCCGGAATACCCTCATTGGGCATGATGCCGCCATTGCGGCGCGGGAAAATCTCGCCACCTTCCGCAGCATACTGAACAGGCCGTGCAAACGGTCCGCCCGGTGTACTACCTTGAAGGAAGTATTGGTTAGGATTGTAAGTAAATTGTGTTGGCACGTTGTAAGTATCGTAGTTTGGCGCTCGGATCGTCAGATCGTTAAGTGCCCCTACTGAATAACTGTCACGAGGCACGTATTCACCAGTGTTTGGATCAAGAACCACACTGCCTAGATCGCCGACTAGGTACTTGCTTGGATCAGCCGCTACCAAATCTTCACCCGTAATAACGTTGCCATCTGCGTCACGCTCTGCAATCCCTAGCTCTTCGGCTGGAATTGGCTCAAATGCGCCTGCGGCAGTCGCTGCGGTCAAGCCCGCGGTTGCCAATGGTGCATATGTGCGCAAGAAGCCCGGTCCAAGAGACGAGGCTGTTACACCTTCCGCGGCTTTTGCAGCAACCTGTGTGGCAAGAGAGGGATCGATGCCTTGTGAAATTTGCTGACCAAAGGTTGTTCTCGCTGTATTTGCTTGCGCAGCGGCAACTTGATCTGCCGTTGGACCCGCTGGGAAGAACGCATCTTTCATGCCTTGTGTAAAGCTTATGTCGTCGCCCGGAGTAAGTGCGCCTCGAAGACTTTCTGTAAAGCTCGGAGGTTCGTAAGTCGGAACAGTAGGCGCTGTTGTTGGATTTACTGTCGCACCTGCTGGAATTTGTCCGCCAGAAGGTATTGTAGCTGTTTGACCGGTGGTCAATGTTACATCTACTGGACTTCCTGTGTTGTTCAAACGCGCTACTGCGGTATCCGCGTTTCTAAGAGCCTCTGTTGCGGTCGCTTGTGAAGGCGTTTGTGACGTTACAGCGTCGTCGATTACATCTGGAGGCGCATCTCTAGTTGAAATACGAACATTATCAGCGACCGCAGCTTCAGTTGGAACATATTCGCTAAAGAAGGTCTGTTTGCCAGCGTTAGCTGCTTGAGCTGCTTCGCCGCCAAAGACATTGGAAAGCGACGTTTGTGCGCCAGAAACAGTCTGACCAAAACGACCAATCGGGTCAGCCAGACCAGACTGTACGTTTTCTAAGAATTTACCGGGTCCTGTGAAGCCTTGGAATACCGCGCCAGTTGCACCCGCAACCAATGCTGACTTCAAAGCGTCCTTAATAGAACCGCCTTGGATAAGTGTACCAATGCCTGAACCAAGAGCTGCACCGTAAATAGGTCCGAGAGGCGTGAACGACAAAGCGATAGGAAGGATAACGGGGGCAACCTTCTTGACCACTTTAACGACCGACTTAACGATTTTCTTTACGGCATTACCAACTTTCTTAAAAATCTTTTTTATAAACTTAAAAAATTCGGGAGCGCCTGTTTCAGGGTTAATGCTGTTTGCATCCGAGCCAACAACGTAACGTTCAGGGTCCTCGACGCCCGCTTCACGTAGTTTTTGAAAAATTGCTTCTTTAAACTCAGGATCGTCTTTAAAGAAGTCGGCAGGAATAACAAGCTCACCAGTTTGAACGTGAGCAATAGTATCGTCACCCTCGCGGCCCATTGCCGCCATTTTCTTTGTCAAAGCAGGGAACTGGGCAATGCCCTCATCGCCGTATTCTTCTACGCCGTCATCATCGTCACCGTATGCCGCTTCGAGTTCGTCATCATCCATGACGAAGTTGCCAATACCACCGTCGGGAACGGTTAACTCTTCAATTTGTTCTGCTTCTAATGCCATTATCCCGCTCCACCAGTGATACCTTGCGGCATGGTTACGTTAATAATTGTACTTCGCTTTTCTCCTCCAGTCCATGAAGAACCGCACTGTGGGCAATTCCCGTCTGGGTAAGATGCTATTTCTTCAGGTGTATCCACCTCATTACTACATGTAACACAATGCACCACATCTCGGCTAGTAGAAGGATGCCATTTACTGCCATCAGGCATAGTAATTACTGTATTTTCACTCATGATGTTGTTACCGTGACGTCTCCCACGGCCCCCGTTGCTTGCTGACCACGAACATGAGGCGTGTCAGCAAGCGTGATTTTTACGAATCCATCTTGCTGAAATAGAGCGCCAGTCTCTAATCCGCTATCGTCAGTCTGTAGGTTGGTTAATACCAGTTGCGTGTGTCTCCCCTCACCCGGGTTCTGCATATTCTCCAAATATGTAGAGAAAGAACGCACTAACTCTGCAAAATATTGTTGAGTATATTCACCGGGAGGTATCGGGAAGAACGGACGAACTAGGTTTCTTGACATTAACGTCTCCCATCTGGACGAACATCAAGACGTGGCGAGCCAAGCCGCCAAGCAATACCCGTATCGGTCGTTTCAATACGGAATGCAAACGATCTGCCACGCAAACGTAAGTGAACTTGATCGGTAAACTGTTCAACAGGCACAGAAGCCGTCTTTTCTATAGTCGAAGCCGTGCTATTGGCATATGCATCACCCGGGAAATTACGCATTTTGACCGTCATACTGGCCCCCGGCGTCTCATTCGTACTGTCTCTGAACGTCAAATCAGGCACAATCCTGCGCACAAACGCAAAGTTATCACCCTCGCCAATATCTAACTGACTGCTCTCAATATAGGACGTAATTGCCGACGCTGGATTGGTCGAACCGTCGTCCAAACCAAACTCCTGATAGTAAAGCGCGTGGTCCGTGGACGCCGCAACGGGATACGCGTCCACCCCGCGGTCCAACCAACATGTACGGGAAAGCGTACCGTAGTACCAAATCTGTTGCTGGTAGTTGTAAACCACATAACGGTCATTTTCAGTGCTATTCGCTGACGGATAGAACCACCAAACTTCAGAATATGCCGTGTTTGTCGCAGCCGTAACCTTGTCAATCTGACCTTCGTTAAAGTCACTAAACACATAGTCGCGGACCGTGCATGGCAAACGCTGTACCGTACCGCCATAGACGTAGAACTCTTCCGCGCCCATCCAAAACACGTTGTCTTCCACAGAAACCGCGGCAAGTGGCCCCGCAATCGTAATGTTTTCCGACACCAAGTTAATGCCGAAGGTGAAGGGTGGTCCCAAATACTGCATTGCGTGTAGCGAAACGTCGGTAAACACAAGGATTTGCTGGCGCGTTTCAATCGCGTTAACAATCTCGGACCCCGAACCTAACCGAAGGTCACCAGCGGTGTTTGTCGCTTGTGCAGCCCAAACCAACGGGTTCTCTTGGTCAGAGAACCGGATTAACAAAGGGTCTTGTGTGCCAATGTCGTTTTCAGGATCGCAACCAAAAGCAATAATGTGTCTGTCGCGGTCTGAAACCAAAACCTTTTTGGCAATTGTCGGCGTTGTACTGTCCGCACCCGCCAAATCTTTTAGCTCAACAGCGCGTGTGGTCAAACCGTTGGTTTTATCCCAGTAGTAAATGCCGCCGTCGCGCACATTAATAAGCAGGTCTTCACCAAAGTTATCGTGCGACCAAATACGCAATGTCGAACCTTGTACAGCCAAAGACGCGCCCGAACCCCACGTGCCACGTGCCCAAGTGCCTGCGCCCCAGCCCGTACCTGTAACCGTGGTGTCCAAACCAGACTGGATTTGATACGTGCCAACAACAGAAGCTCCGCCATTACCCGTGTCAGAAGCCGTCGCAAAGACGTAAGTTGGCGTATAGCCCGTTGTTGTTGTTATTGAGTTCAGTGTTGCCACTTCACGCGCTTCGACCAAGTAGGTGTCATTGTCTACAACGTGACTAATCTGGTATTCTTGGTTCAAGATGTCGGCGGTTATAGCGTCGCCAAGCGTTGTAGCTCCGCTAAACGTTACAAAGTCATTATCCTCTGCACCGTGGGCCGTGTCTGATATAGCGATGGTCGCGCACTTTACGGCGTCACCACTTGTGTGCGCTGCGGCGTCCGTGCCATTAAAACCACGCTCCAAGCCTACCAAATCACTACCGCTAATTGCAGCGTAGCGAATAACTTCGTCGTTAATCTTAATAACGCCTGTTTCAGGAAACCCGGTAGAACTTGTCAGTGTGAGCATTGTGTCGGCAATACTGACGTTTCCGTTCAAAGTATTAGCTGCCGCGGCGAACGTTACGTCGCCCGCAGAAGTCGTTGCACGAATGGGCGTAATATCGGAATACCCGCCACCTTCGTTAATGTAATACTTCAGGTGCGTACCAACGCCCAGATACCGCGAACCGTCGAGCGCGACCCACGGGTGTAAAGCGCGGCATGTACCTAAGTGAAAGGTGGCGGAAGTTTTCTCCCAGCCACCTATTTTTTCAGGGAAGCCAAAACGAAACCGTACCTTGTCACAGTCAAACCAACCACCCTCGTTACTATACGAGGTGGTTTCTCGGTTAACACCGGGGCGGAATTGCAACTTGGTAAACGGCATTCATCACTCCACCTAGTTAACGACTTCTGCTTCCTCTACCTCTTCTTGAGGGTTTTCGAGGGCATCCGCCAATAGTTCAACGAACTTCTGACGCCCAATAGACAGTTGGTCCAAGTTAAACTGAGCGTTGCCCAGCTTGCGGTCCAAATCCTGAACGTGGTTCAGGTATGCCTTTTGAGTGTCGTTCATGTCTTCGACAAAGTATTCTGTGTCGTTGACTGTGATGGGTGTCTTTTCATTTTTTCCCATGCTAGTCTCCTATGTTAAAGTTTTACGAGTTAGCTGCAATAGCAGCGTTAACCGCAGTCATATCTTCCGTTGTCCAGAAGTCTTTAGCAACCATCAACTGTAGATGCTCTACGTTGCGTGACACAGTGTCAGCCCATTCAGCATCGTCCATGCCCTCTGGTTGCCCAGCGTTTAATAGATCAACAGAGTGACCCATTGCTGTGTAGTGTTGTGCGATTTCTTCCGCAGTTGGTGTATCAGTCATGTCTTTCTCCTTTTCTGACTGGTTACGATTATGCACTTTCCAGTGCGGCTAAACGAGCTTCCAACTCATCGTTTTTAGCGGATAGCTCTTGAATTGCTTTAATCATGTGCCAAGTAAGTTCGTCTTCTTGAACAGTGTGAATACCTCTGTCGTCTGTTCCGACTGCACTTGGTATAACCTGTGCTAACTCTTGAGCTATACAGCCAACCTGAATTCCAGATTTATTTACAGCTATTTGTGTTTTATCATAATCCTGTAGGTCAGGGTCTGTTATTTCATCAGCCGTTCTATACTCAAAGTTTCTAACCCTGATCTGATTTATTTCGGATAGACCAACAGTGCTGTCCGTGATGTTTTTCTTTATGCGCTCATCAGAAGTAGTATTCCAAGACGATGTATTGCCTGTGTTATAAACACCTCCACTGCCCACTACTCTAAAAGAGCTATTAGCTGCAAAAGTGCCTACTCCTGCGCCTAAAGCCACTGCTCCAACACGACTTGTATTGTCTGTGTCAGCATCTTGACCAACACAGACGTTACTGTTTCCACTTATACACAAATCTCCTGCTTGATACCCTAAGAATGTATTGTAATACCCTTCTACAATAGAAGAACCAGCAGCGTACCCCACAGCCGTGTTGTTCATGTTATTTACAGTTGAACCCGGAGCATTTTGGCTTTGTAATGCGTAGTTACCAATGGCAACATTGCGACTGCCAACGTCCTCTGCCACCAGAGCATTTCTGCCAATAGCAACATTTAACTCACCTAAAGTCATTGACTGCATGGCTTGGAAGCCAACGGCAGTGTTGTCGCTGGCGGTGGTGTTGTTAGTGAGGGCGTTAGAACCAACGGCAACATTGTTATTACCTGTTGTGTTGTCATAAAGTGCTACATCACCAATGGCAGTATTGTTTGATGCAGTACTATTAGAGTGTAAAGCATAGTCACCAAATGCTGCGTTATACTGACCAGTAGTATTAGAATAAAGGGATTGATACCCAACCGCTGTGTTGGCATTGGCGGTGGTGTTGTTTTGCAAAGCATCACCACCAAGGGCTACGTTATAGCTGCCCGTAGTATTATCAAACAAAGACAAAGCACCAACAGCCACGTTATCCGCACCTGATGTGACAACATACATTGCGGCATTACCAACGGCTACGTTTTCTCCACCTGTTACACCTGCACTATTGCCGCCAAGTGCCAAACGACCAACAGCAACTCCAGATGGGCCTGTTGTTACTCCGTAACCAGCCCTATAGCCAACATAAGTTGCTTCTACGTTAGTAGCATTATATCCAGCTTGATAGCCTAAAGCCGTGTTTTCACTTGATGTTCCTATCGTATAAAGTGACTGATACCCAACAGCCGTGTTGTAGCTGGCGGTGGTGTTGGAGAATAGTGAACTTTCCCCTACAGCCGTATTATAAGACCCTGTGGAGCCTGTTCTGTAGGCATTTGTACCGATAGCAACGTTCTGAGTACCAGTAGTATTTCCATGCGCAGCATCTCTACCTACTGCAACGATGTTAGTACCTGAAGTATTACTGTAAGCAGCCTCATAACCAACGGCGGTGTTAGTTATTCCATTAGAATTATAAAGAGAACGATAACCTACGGCAGTGCTTAAACCCGCAGTAGTAGCGGAAGCTAAGGCTTGATGCCCCAATGCTGTATTATATGACGATGTGGTCATAGCAGCAGCAGCATCACGGCCCACTGCTACATTGTAGCCTGCGGTAGTAGTTAATCTCAACGCTGCTAAACCAATGGCTACGTTATTTGTGCCTGTAGTATTTGTATAAAGCGCCTGATACCCCACAGCCGTATTGTCGCTGGCGGTGGTGTTACTATATCCCGCCTGATAACCCACTGCCGTGTTGTTGCTGGCGGTGGTGTTGGAGAGTAATGCACGGTATCCTAAAGCAGTATTATAACTACCCGTAGTATTAATTCCTAATGAACCACTACCAAACGCAGAGTTAAACCCACCTGTCGTATTTGCGGCCATAACCTGATAACCTAGGGCCGCATTGTCCCTACCGCTGGTATTTGCAGCTAAACCACTATGTCCGACTACGGTATTTTGTCCTACTCCTGATGCAGACCCACCCATTGTGTTACCGCCAATAGCAATACTTGGCCCAGAAAGTGCAGTTGTTATACCTAGTCCCGCTTGATAACCAATTGCAATAGTGCTTGATGCAGTTGTAACATTTTGACCTGCTTGTCTGCCAATAAATGTATTCTGCGCCCCAGTAGTATTACTATACCCCGCCCTAAAACCAACAGCGGTGTTATTACCTGCAGTAGTGTTTGAATAAAGACTTTCCATACCCAAAGCTACGTTGTAACTGCCTGTAGAGTTTGTGTAGAAAGCAAGGCCACCAAGTGCTAAGTTTTGTTCTCCAGTGGTATTACTAAATGCAGCCTGTCGGCCCATAGCCGTGTTGTAGTTTGCGGTGGTGTTTGCATACAACGACTGATAACCCACTGCCGTGTTGTAGTTGGCGGTGGTGTTAGAACGTAGTGCATCTCGACCCAAGCCTACATTGTATATACCTGTCGTATTGCTTAATAGAGAACTCACACCAACCGCAGTGTTTTCTCCACCAGTGGTATTTGAGTATAGCGCATTATAGCCATACGCCGTGTTATAATTCCCAGTCGTACTTGAGAACATAGAAACGTAACCTGCGGAAGTATTGCCGTTGCCTGTAGTATTACTATAACCAGCCTGATACCCAACCGCAGTGTTGTTGCTGGCGGTGGTGTTGGAGTAGAGGGCACTATCACCTAATGCTGTGTTGTAGTTTCCTGTTGTATTAAGCAGCAACGCCACATATCCGACGCCGGTATTTGAAACACCTGTCGTGGTTTGTTGCACTGCATTTGCACCAAAACCTGTGTTTTGAGACCCTGTACTATTGCCATAACCAGTTCTGCGACCAAAATAAGAATTGTTTTGCCCTGTACTATTGCCAAAGCCAGCCTGATACCCCACAGCGGTGTTGTTGCTGGCGGTGGTGTTGCTAACTAGCGCATCATGCCCCATCGCAGTGTTGTATGAACCAGTATTAAAATACAGCGAGTTCATACCTAAGGACGAGTTCGATGTTCCTGTTTGGTTTGTGTACTGTGAGCCGTATCCTACTGCAGTGTTGTTGGATGCGGTGGTGTTGGAGGTAAGAGCCTGACGGCCTAATGCTGTATTGTATGAGCCTGTGGTGTTTGCGTCTAATGTTGCCGCACCCATTGCAACATTGTCACCCCCACTTGTATTAAGCGCCATAGAAGATGCACCAACAGCGGTGTTATTTGAGCCTGTGTTTGCTGTTAAAGATGCATCACCTATTGCGACATTATAATTGCCGACACTTGCATCATCTAATGCAGCATTACCCAACGCCACATTCTCTATACCAGTAGGATAATTCCCATCCAGCTTGATCGTGCCGCCATCGACGCTGACGTTACCAGCTACAGTAAGGCCATCTGATGTAACAGTGCCGTCCACGTTAAGTGATGTATTAAAATCAACTGCGCCCGTAACCGTAAGAGCCGCTGTATCAATCGTCATTGCGGTAGACGCGTCAATATCAACAGTAGGTGCAACAATTTCAATCTCAGTATCCGCGTCAATGTCCAGTTGCCCATCGGCAGAAGAGCTGATCTTCAACGCTGTGTCGCGAAACTGAAGCTCATCGGTTGTTGTCATCTGAATAGCATTGCCACCAGATGTATTGCCGTTAGCGAGAACCTCGGACAGTTCGTTGTTCGCACCAACCTGTGCGTCAACATAAGCCTTGATCGACTCAGATGTCGCAATGTTCGTCGCCGCAGCCGTCGCCATTGTATCGTCGTCGATAATCTCAGTGACCGAAACAGAACCCAAACGCAGGCTGTCAAAGTACGCATTGTTAAACACGTTCGCCGCTACCGCGCCAGAACCCGCACCGTCAAAGTAAATAACCGCAGTCGTTCCCGCAGGAAGCTCGTAGTCGTTACTCGCGTTATACGTCCCTTGGAACAGGATAATGCTGCGCGATCCCGCCAGATCGTTGCGGATGTAAATAATCTTTTCCGCGTCATTCGGCGTCAACTGCACATAGGCCGTCGCACCTAGATCGCCGCCATCGTTAAAGATAACCATGCGGTTACGACCATCGGACGCCGCACCGTCGCTAATCGCCAGTGTATTCGGAGAACCAGAAGTCCCTGCGCTCGGCAGGGTAACCGTGACCTGACCGTCAAGAGCCGTATCAACCAAGCTCAAGTTTGTGTTCGTTGTATCGCCCCACGTACCGGACTGTTCACCGGTTGCTATAAGTTCGATACCGTTATTCAGTGTATATGTACTGGGCATTTTCTAAAACCTTATGCTGCAATCCGCGTCCATGTCGGGTCTTGAGACGGCGTCTCTTCTGAATACCCGGGAGACTGAACTGGCGTCTCCTCACTATAACTCGGATTTTGATTTGGAACAATGCTGCCGTATACCAATACTTGGCCCACGGAAGATGTCATTTCGAGGCCGGTGACAGGAACATCTGAACCCGCGGTGACAGTTGCAGTTCCAACCTCACCCGTTCCTTCAACACCGGTTACATTTACGCTGGCTCGAACTTCAACAGTAACCGAGCCAACGCCCGCTGTTGCTTCAAGACCAGTTGTGGGCGCTGTCGCCCCAGCGGATACTTCAATAAATCCGCCATATACAAAACCTTGGGCCTGCAAGCCCGAAGGTATTTCAACGATAGCGTCGGCCTCAACAATAACGCCACCCTCTGTTTCGTTGATGATGTCTGTAGAGCCGTTAGTACCGTCAAAGTGCAGAAGTGCCGTTGTGTCGCCGTCTACTGCGTAATTAACAGTTGGTTCAGTGAAAGACGTGCCCCCATAACGAGCAACGGAAGACAGACGCAGTTCATCAATGTATCCATTGAAATCACCAAAGCCGTTCTTTCCAATAGCAAAGACGCCATCATCTGGGCGGTTTCCAGTAGAACTTGATGCCTCTAACACCCCATTGATGTAAAGCCTGTGAACACTCCCTTCTCTTTCAACAGAGATCATAGTCCAGACGTTCGCGGAAATTCTGGTACTAGATAAAAAGAGTGTTGTTGACCCTGCAACAGTGCCTTGAACCTGATCTCCAATCAAATACACATTAAGCAGAGAGCTTGTACCTGACTGCCACAAGCCTTTGTAGCCTGTAACACTTGTTGGGCGAATCCACATATCTACTGTGAAATCACCAGAACTTAGGTCAATGTTATCGTCAGACGTTACAAAATCATCTGTACCATCAAGCAGTAGTGAAGCTGAACCAAATTTGGCTTGGGCTGTTGAAAGCTGCGCAGTGCCATCCGCCGTAAAGGCAGAACCACCGGTTGGAGTTAGGGCCTCCGCGGAAACGCCAGTAACACTAACGTTTGCGTCACCTTCCATCGTGACGGTTCCGACTGCGCCCGTAGCTTCTAGTCCCGTTACACTTACATCTGCATTAGCCTGAACTGCGACTGAACCAACGTTGCCCGTTGCTTCCAGCCCCGTGACAGGGATGTTTGCTTCCCCGCTTACGGTTACAGTTCCAACCGCGCCAGTGGCCTCTAATCCGGACGGACTTACATTTGCGTCTGCCGTTACCGTGACCGCGCCCACCGCGCCTGTAGCTTCTACGCCGTCTACCGATACCTTTAGTATCGGTGTGCCAAAGGAACCGTCACTCCAAGTGGAACGACCCCACCCTTCATATAGAGTTGACGATGCCACGGCCTTATCCTTACGCTATCCGGATAATTGCGTTTGACGCGTCTGCCGTTGGAAAGATGATTGTAAAATCACCGGCGGTAGATGTCTTATCCGATCCAAAGTCCAAAACAACAACCGCACGGTTGCCATTTGTAGAGTTATAAATCAATGCACCCCGCGCTGTGATCGTCGCCGTTGAAAACGTAAAATCAGCAAAATCACAAAACGCTGTTGTTCCAGACGTAGTCGGATCAATATTTGTCAACGTGCCGCCGCCCGCAGTATATCCTGTGCCGCTAATCTCGCCGGTAGTTGTGTATACCGTCGTAGAGGCATCAAGCGTTGCGGTGTTGTCGTACAACGCAATTTTGTAGGCATTTGCGCCTACATTAAAGTCGTGCAAACCTTCCAAGACTTCTTGCTTAAAAGACGTACACATGTAGTTTCCGGTAAAAGCCATGTATCTTCTCCTTTTCTAAGCCTAACTTACTGTTTCGGCCTAATTACCTTTCCAGTTCTGTACTCGTCGGTAACCTCTTTAGATTCGCCGAACATCTTCAGTCCAGTGATCGCTTCCGCAAAACGCTTCTCATATTGCGCCATTACGTCCTGCTCACCCTTCATATAGATATACGCTTCAATCAACGAACCGTATAACAACGCTAACTCTGCATTTTCACTCAACCAAGTGGTGCCAGAACCCGATCCAGCGGTCAAACTAGCTGGTCTATAGAAATAATGCAGCTCTACAGCGTAACTTGAGTCCGGTGTCGGCCCCAAAACGAAGTTATCAATGTCAAAAACCGCGTAATAACGCGGATTCCCCGTCGTGGTGGCGTCTGGATTGAAAGATTGGACGAAATCTACGTCTTTAAAATCCAAAAACACGTGATCGCTGTCCGAATTAACAAAAGAAAGCGAATATGGAGCCAAAAAGTCGCTCGGACAAGCCAAATACTTGTTAGAAGACGTCATATTGCCACTAACATTCTTCCGAAACAGGCTTAATTGCACATTTTTAAGAATGCGCTCCTCCGCCTGACGGATAAACAACGGCAAATTGTTCACAAAAGACGTTTCGTCGTTCTCTGTGTAGTCCTGAATGGCCTGTTTTAGTTCATCGTATGTAAAGCTCATGACGTACTCACCGTAACTTGCCCAACTTTACCAAATGCCTGCGGCGGAAGAAGGTTTGGTGCCTCTACAAGAGGAATACCAACAAATACATCCAGCGGCTCAATACGGTCAGGTCTTGCATTCTCAAGAGCCTGCGGGTCTACAACCTTGCGAAACGGCCCAAGCTGCGGGTGTTTTGGCTCATACTCGTCGGGACCCACAAGCAAACCATTCCACTCGCGCTTCATCACCTTATATGGATAACGAAACCCAGAGCGGTCAGATATTGCCCACGAATCTTTTCCCGAAGCAAACTTAGCCATCTACCCCGTCCTATAATATTCGTATTTCGGAACAACGTTGAACGACGACCGATCACGGTCTTCCGTTGCAGCGCGTTCGAACTCTTCTTCGTATACAGCTTTGAGCATTTGCACACGATTAGGTGCCCGCTTCAAAGCAATGTAGTAAGCCAAGCCTGCCGCCAGACAGGGATAGAACCGAAACGGCATATCCATCGTGTCTGTGTAAACATCCGCGTCATCCATGCGGGTCAACGCGTCGTAAATCACAACATCGGTGGTGTTTTCAGGCGTAGGCCATATTTTTAGGTTTGGAGTGAGCTGACGATCCAAGAAAAACTGGTTTGGTCGGCCCTGCGTGGTTTTTGTAGGAATTGTAAGGTATTCGTCCCGGCTCAAACGCTCTAACGAATAGTCTGTACCGTCACGACGCACAATAACCGACAGAACGTCGATTACGTCTGTACCCAGATCGTATTCGCCGTCACCAATCGCTAGTGTGACTGTGCGTTGTTTGATTGTCCATTGGTTCAAGCCACGGTTAGCCCAATCTGCAAGCAACAGATTAAGCGAACGCTTTGCCGTCTTTAGGTCGTAACCAGTACGAACCTCAAGACCACAACGCTCGAACGCTTCTTCGACGTACTCAGCGACGTCTAGCTCAAAATCTGTGCTTCCTGATGTAGCCATCTTACTTCTTCACCATGCCGCCTTTGCGCATCTTTTTAACCATGCCACCACCGCGCATTTTCTTTACCATACCGCCGCCACGCATCTTTTTGACAGGCGCTTTCTTACGTGGTTTCATTGCCATCTTTCAATCTCCTATATAGGCGTTCCCGCTTTTCATAGATTTCACGGGCGTTATACTGGCTATTATACGTGTCATAATAGCCTTTTTTATCCAGCTTGTCTGCCGCTTCTTGCAATTTCGACAAACGCTGCACAAAAATCATGGCATATTCAGCATCCACATGAGGCTCGAAGTCAATATCCTCTACAAACTCGCTTTCCTCGTCATGCGGGTGAAAACCCATAACCCAGATGTCTTTGTCAATAAACATACCGTCTGCAATGACGTCATTCATCTCGTCTAGGTAGGTGTGAAATACTTCAGGGTCTTCGTAGAATTTAAAATCGACGATAATGGCTAAATCAAAGTTATCGTCAAACATAGAGACAGTGTTGTACAAACACTGCTTGTTGCTTTCATACTTAAACATGACTGCAACACGATCATCAGCCCAAGCCTGTTGCGCATAAGGACACGGCGGCAAATTATTAAAGTGCGGGCTGGCTTTAGACAAAACTTCTGACGACCAGTCGATCAATTCCCGATGGACTGCTTTTTCTACTTCGAGGGAGGGCGTCAAAAAAGCTAAGTTCATGCCTGCGTTACCGAACCTTTCGTTCTCTTGCGCCGACCGTTCATCACGGCCCCGCAACCCCTAGCAACCGCAGTACCCGCCTGCGATTTACCACGAAAAGGACGTTTAGGCTTCGTTTCAGTAACCGCGCCACCCAGCGCCATACCTTTTACTTTTGCCTTTTTAGTATTCGATACAACCTGCTTGCCTTTAGAGCCTTCTCGCTTCTTTTTACGAGCCGTAGAAGCCCGCTCAGACTGCGTAAGACTTTCAGCTTTGCTGCGAGGTAGGCAGCGGTCAGGGTTCTTTTTATTCTTAGAAGTACCGCATTTACCTTTGATTTTACCATCAGTTCCAATTCTTACCCAGTCTTGGTCCCGCCATTTCTTCAGCTCACCCACTTTTCTTCCCCTTCGCTTTTTTGGCGTAATTGGGGTCTTTACAATACTTCGACGCAGCCATGTTTGCATAAGCCGAAGGGTAAGTGTCGAATGTGCGCTCCGCCCAAGCCTTGCCTGCGGGACATATTTTGCTGCCCTTACTTTTAGACGAGGACTTCTTGGACTTGCGCGAATAGGCCATCAGAAAAACCTTTCTGCCAAAGCGGAAGCTATGATTAAAGCGGCAATTCCCCAAAGACGGATATCCAGCTTGTCTAGCTGCGCATCAATCTTTGCGTAACGACGGTTGCACTCTTCTTCGTGCTTTTCGAGGAGTTTTAATACTTCTTCTACCTTCATCTTACCACGCCTTACAGGACCAGTATCTTGCACTAAATTTGTCTTTAGCCGTGTCGCAATTGTGTCTTGCACGGAAGCTTTTACGGCGACTTGGTTGATCTTTTTTAATCGACATCTTGCTATCTCCAAAGCGAACAAGTTTGACTTGATCGCCTTTTTTAGCGAGAACTGCACTTTTCTTAGCTTTTCCGGGAGTGCGTTTGGGTTTATTATATCCGGCAAAGGTTTCACCTCTATAACTTAGTCTTCCAGAAGGCAGTCTCTTAACATCTTTTGTGGAAGCCATTACAACTCATCCCCATTTTTAATGTAGATGATCTCAAAAGCCGCAGATATGTCAAAGGTAACACTTGCTGAAGACGACACCGCCCGTACTTCTATGTCCGTTTTTTCAGTAAATTTTACCGGAACAACCAAGGTGTTTTCGATGTGCATCCCCGTGGTAAGAGACTTTACATCTTTACTTTGAAACACCTCTCCATACGGTCTAGCTACCAATGTCATTTTACACACGGCAGGTGTATTAGATGTCGTACCGTTAGAAACATCGTATTGCATCAGATAAGCCGTATAGCCTGCGGGTACAGTCCACAACGCCATTAAAGTCTGGTTTGTACCGTCACCGTTAATCGTAGCGTAAATATTTGCAGGAACACCTGCGGTAACAGTGCCCGTTCCTGCATATATTATACCAGCGTTAGAACCGCCAGAACCTGCGGATCGCACAATCATCCGATTTATACGAAGATAAGACTGTGTGCTATTTACCGCCGTTTGTCCGTTTAAGGTAACTACCTCATTGATTTCATTGTAGTCACCATCCAAGCCAAACAATTCAACAGTTCTGGCCCCTGTACCTGCCGATGTATCATTGGCAGAACTACTTGAAACCTTTAAAACAGAGGCCGCAGATAAGTATGAGTATAAACCGCCTTGTTGCCATATAGTTTCTGTTACATTTGCAACTGCCGCATTGTTACCAA